ATGCTTACGGTAAAGCAAATCGATGCTGCAAAACCAGCTGATAAACCATATCGCCTGGCTGACGCCGGCGGACTATTCCTGTTCGTTCCTCCATCCGGGAAAAAAGTGTGGCGACTCCGTTATCGATTTGAGGGCAAAGAAAAGACGCTGGTAATCGGGCCATACCCCGAGATTTCTCTCACAGAGGCAAGAGCAAAACAGTCAGAGGCCAAAATCAAGCTTCTATCAGGCATTGATCCGGCAGAGCAGAAGCAGGCGATAAAGAAGAAAGAGAAAGAAGCTGACGCAGATTCATTCGGAGACATATTCCGGGAATGGCACGCTCACAAATCCAAGGTGTGGTCGAAAGGATATGCTGACGAAATGATGAGTATGTTCAAGGACGATATTCTTCCCATCATCGGACACCTGCGCATGGAAGAGGTTGAGCCCATGGTACTACTCAAAGTCATCAGACTCTTTGAGGACAGAGGTGCAATGGAACGCGCAGATAAAGCGCGTAGACGGTGCGGGGAGGTGTTCAGTTACGCAATAATCACTGGTCGGGCTAAGTTCAACCCATCAAGAGACCTGGCTGGCGCTATGCGTGGGTATAGAAAGAAGAACTACCCTTTCTTACCTATGCACCGGATACACGAATTCCAGAGAGCTTTGAACGGTTACGGCGGGTGGGTTGTATCTAAAATAGCAACGCAGATTCTTCACTATACGGCAATGCGCACAGTTGAACTCCGTTCGCTGGTATGGGCGGGAATTGACTTTGAAAACAGGTTAATCAGTGTCGATCCGGAAGTAATGAAGGGTCGAAAGCTGCACGTCGTTCCAATGTCAGAACAGGTTACAGAGCTTTTTCAGTTTCTGCAAAAAATAACGGGCCAGTATGAGCTTTGCTTTCCGGGAAGAAGCGACAGGAAAAAGCCCATCAGCGAGAATGCGGTGCTGGGCGTCATAAGAAACATCGGATACGAAGGGCAGACCAGTGGTCATGGATTTCGGCATCAATTCAGCACGGTGCTTAATGAAAAACACTGGAATCATGACGCCATAGAAATGCAACTGGCACACGTCAGCGGAGGAACGCGCTCGGTATACAACCATGCCGCATATCTCGATACCCGCAGAGAAATGATGCAATGGTGGGCTGACTGGCTTGATGAGAAAGTAAGATAGATTATCGGTGAGTTCTCGTTCGTTCGTCGATCGATGCCGCGTCAGATGCTAGACTCTTCCCCTTCAAATCTAACGGACTTAGATATGCTCAAGCTCTTTACAAAGTACGCTTCTGTGGGCGTGCTCAACACGCTAATCCATTGGGTGGTATTTGCCGCGTGCTTCTATGCACTAGGCACAAGCCAGGCACTGGCGAACTTCAGCGGATTCGTTGTTGCCGTAAGCTTTAGCTTTTTTGCAAACGCCCGCTTTACGTTCAACAGCTCTACGACCACGACGCGCTACATGCTTTACGTAGGTTTCATGGGCTCTCTTAGCGCGGCTGTGGGCTGGGCTGCCGATGAATGCTCTCTACCACCCGTGGTTACGCTGGTTGTATTCTCAGCAATCAGCCTGGTGTGCGGGTTTATCTATTCGAAATACATCGTCTTCAGGGAAGCAAAATGAAGATTTCACTCGTGGTTCCGGTCTTCAATGAAGAAGACACAATCCCTATTTTTTATAAAACCGTCAGAGAATATGAACCACTCAAATCGTTTGAGGTGGAGATCGTATTTATCAATGACGGCAGCAAAGACGCTACAGAGTCGATTATCAATGCGCTGGCCGTTTCTGATCCGCTGGTTGTGCCCTTATCCTTCACCCGCAATTTCGGCAAAGAGCCTGCGCTATTTGCAGGGCTGGACCATGCCACCGGCGACGCGGTGATTCCGATTGACGTCGATTTGCAGGACCCGATTGAAGTTATCCCGCAGCTGATTGAGCGCTGGAAAGCCGGGGCAGATGTCGTCTTGGCTAAACGCACAGACCGCTCCACTGATGGTCGCCTGAAGCGCAAAAGCGCTGAAATGTTCTATAAGCTGCACAATAAAATAAGCAACCCACGAATCGAGGAAAACGTCGGTGATTTCCGCCTCATGTCGCGAGATGTAGTAGAAAATATCAAGCTAATGCCAGAGCGTAACCTGTTTATGAAAGGGGTGCTTAGCTGGGTTGGCGGGCGCACTGACGTTGTTGAATACGCACGAGCAGAACGCGTTGCAGGAGATTCTAAGTTCAACGGCTGGAAGCTGTGGAATCTCGCGCTTGAGGGTATTACCAGCTTCTCCACTTTTCCTCTGCGGATGTGGACATACATTGGGTTGTTAGTAGCCGGGATATCATTTCTGTATGGTGCATGGATGATTGTCGACACGCTTGCCTTTGGTAACCCGGTTCGCGGGTATCCATCACTTCTGGTTTCAATCCTGTTCCTGGGCGGCGTTCAGCTTATCGGTATTGGCGTTCTCGGAGAGTATATTGGAAGAATATACGTTGAGGTTAAAAAAAGGCCTCGGTATTTGATTAAAAATAAGGGTTAATGATTATGGAAAACATTATAAAATCTAGGACGTCGCGGTATGCGATAATCATAGCATGCATATTAATATCAATATTGATAACTAGAAAATATATGCCTTATGACTCTGACATAGTTAACAGTCAGATATTCTGGCCTGATTTTCTTAAAAGTGGAATGAGTGTTTTTAAGGACTGGATTCCTACGGTAGATAGTTGGTATTTAACTGTCTATCCGGTTCATTTCCTTTTTTATTATTTGTTCGACTCAACTGATGTCAGCGTGGTTATAGTTGCTACCGCATTATTTCTAATCGCCATCGCTTTATCTTCATATGGAATTTCCAGGATTGCCACTGGTAATGAACTTTCCTCATTATCCATTTTAATCGCGTTACTTTGCCCGGCATTCTCTTATACATGCGGTTTTTTGGTGCATCCATTTTCACATAACTCTACCAATGCATTCGGTATGTTTTGTGTGCTGTTATCACTATTAGCTATTAAAAATAACCAGGTTTACTTCAGCATCATATCTGGATTCCTGTCTGTTCTTGCAGGAGTATCTGATCCGTGGTTCTACGCATCCTATCTTTTACCATTAATCATTGGGACGGCTTTTATCTCTTATAAAGACAAGCGTAATGTTAAGCACCTGATAGTTTATCTGATTTCATTTATAGCTGCTTACTCAGGTATCATTCAATCATTCCTGGGAATACCAATTCACAAGTTTTCATTGGTGCCACTTACAGTAATGTTGGAAAATGGCATCCAGATGGTATTCTTGACGGGAAGGATGCTGAACGTCTTGATTATCCAGCATGATCTTGCATATGCCATATCTTTCTGTTTGTTTTTTGTTTTAACGTGCATATCCATATACAATCTGTACAGATCTGGAGGGGTTAATACCTATCTCTCATTGGTGCTCTTCTTCTCCCTTGCTGGAATAATATCTTCATTTATTCTCAGCTATCCAGACGTAAGCATTCTTAGCGCGCGTTTTTTTGTTAACATCCAGTATATAGCTATACTGCTGGCGCTCATATCAGCGATAAGGCTAAAAAGTATAGTTTATTCGACTATCATAGCGTTATATTGCGTTAGCTCTATTTACTCATATGTCGCCACCCCTAACGGGTTACATCAAAAGCAGGATGAAACCGTAGATTTTGTGAGATTTTTACATAAAAATAACCTTTCGTTTGGGTATGGCTCTTTCTGGAGACTAACGCACACAGTGACCTGGTTTTCTAACGGTAAGATACATGTAACTCCAGTATACTTCAGTGAGAAAGATGGATCGATTGATTTGAAGAGAGCAAGGGCTCAGACAATGAGATCTTGGCTGTCAAAAAGTTATATAGATAATAGTCCTGACAGGCAGTTTATTGCCATATCTCCGTCAATTGGAGGTAAGTGCAGAAATAATTTAGACTTCTGTGTTAATGGAACGATAAACAAAATTGGAAAGCCTGACGAGACTTTACACTATGGTGATGTCACTCTGCTAGTTTATAACAAAAGAATAATGTAGGACCAATGGCCTCTTAGCGAGGCCATTAATTTTCATTTTGAATTCATAGAAGCACGGCTTTTACTGTGAACGCAATATCAGAGTTAACCCCGCTGGAGTTTTTCACGATAACACTTGCCACATTATTAGTGCTTGTAACTTGTATACCGCCACCGTTTCCGTTATGAAACATTGTCAAAAAAACCGCCTTATCAAGGTTTACATTGCTTGTTAAGGTGTATAATCCAGTTCCTGTTTTTGAAACTGAAACAACATTCGCTGATCCTGCTGCTGATAGCGTTCCGTCCGCAGCGACCCTGGCAGTAAATAAGTCTCCTCTTGATTTAATGTAGTTAACCGCTGAGGTAACTACTACCCCTGCAGTTATTACATTATTCTCATCAATAAATTTCACTTTATCGGGGCCGGTATTGGTGAATGAAAAGCCGCTAAAAAATACATCTGGCCTATTCACGGGATCATCTACATAATCCCCACCTACAAGAAACTGGTTATCTGTCATAGTTAACTTGCAGTAGGCAGTGCCGGTAGGAGTTACGCTACCTGTGACGCCAATTCTTCCTGAGTATGCATTGGATGAAGTTTTTGCAAAATTGCAATTTCTAATGCTTGCCTGGCAGGGCAGATTGATATCATAAGCGATCGCTACATCCCTCATATTGTTGTTTTCAAAATAACAATTACGGATATCAACCCCAACGCCGCCTGCCGACCCAATTCTACGAGCGATGATACAAGCCGTCCCTGCTGTATCTCTGTTGCCATTTGCTTCAAAAGAGCAGTTGTCAATAACGACTTGCTGGGACTCTACCGCTTGTAAACAAAGGTGCCAACAGTCAATAAAGTCCACCCTTTCAAATGTTACAACATTAACACCGGTAACAGAGTTGAGCTTTCTCATCAGGAGGCCTTCCACACTGGACGTTATCCTGCAATCTCTTACCGAACCGTACAGAGAGTCTTGAATAATTAGACTCCTATACAGATTATTGGAGAATATATCCTCTATTGTGAACCCAACCATCCTCTCCATAATAAGAAACGTTCCGGTGTTATTATTACCTGAAGCCACCGTTCCGTTACCCCTTATACTCATACCCTTTAATGTAAACCTGTCAATTTGGTAATCAGATGTCCCTAAACTTCCTGTTATCTGGAGCGCGACTCCATTAGAAGGAAAGCCCCCAGACTGAACATCCTGAATAATTACTGTTCTTTTGCTTCCTGAACCAATTATGTTACCACCCCTGGGAGATGAAGATGTCACCCCAGAAGAATAGTCGTAAGTCACCTTACTGCGAAGAATGAACTCACCCGGCGGCAGATAAATATCTAATCGTAAAAGCTTAGCTTTATCTAGAGCTTTTTGAAGCGCGGAAGAGTGATGTTCAAGAAACTGCGGAGCCCACCAGGAAAATTGTATTTCAGTTACATTTGAACGCACCCAGCATCCAGTGCCTGAAGGGTCTGATTCGCCTGCGCCATTTATAAAATCAATAGCATTCGCGTACGGTACCGTTGGAGAAATATAAATCGCGCCATCGTGTAACGATTTTGGAGATGCGGAATCATAATAGAAATCCCCGGCACCTACTGTTGAGACGGCGTACCAGCCGCGAAGGCGCACTTTCTTTTTGTCAGTTGGAGTTATTTTTGAAAAATCAGCAACAGAGATTAACTCACCAATTAAGGAGAATCCGTCACTACTCGCCAGCGCTGACCTTAACGCTGAATCTCCAACGCTTATCCATGCCCCTACACCCGTTCCGCCTGTAGATGCTGGCGTAGTTCCGGCAGGAACAACCTTGGGCAGCGCACCATCCCAGCGGTAATATTCACCGTCCGTCATGTCTTTCAGAACCTGATTGGGCAGCGTTAATGTAGTACCGGCCTGGAATGTGCCGACAGGAATCCATCCGTATTGCGCGATAGCCTGCTGCGCCAGCCAGCGCAGCCCCTCAATGGTGTAATGCTCGTTACCGAAACGGTCAACATAAGTATTAACCATTGAGGTGACGAATTCGTCGATTTTCCCTGCGTTAAATTTAAGATCGCGCGGGGACTCGCTCGGTACTGGATTATTAGTAGGTTGCGTAGCCATATTTTTTCCATAAAAAAACCCGGCGCGTTGGCCGGGTTGTGATGGTTGAATGGGTCTTATGAGTAGATAGAGTCGCTGTATTCTGAGACTGTCAGTGAGACGGTGTTATCGGTATTTGGCTTGATGCTGTTTACCGTCCATAGCTGGCTGTCCAGTTCTTCTACTGTCGCAATTAGGTAGCGCGACGGAAGCTGCACAGTGTCTCCATTCCAGATATTGAGCTGAATGTTTGGTATTGCCGCGGTGAATCCGTATTTGGTGTCCGTTCGAGGCGAAGCTGGGTAGCGTAACGTCGGATTTCCCATGCTGTCTGTGACAAGCACATACATCGAGCCGGTAAATGCAATTGGCTCGCTGGTATCGAAGTTGTTCCCGGCGCGCCCGGTGATATACCCCTGCTGCTGGTTGCTGTCGTAGATGTCCGGCATCTGAATGACGCTACCCACCTGGATAATGCCGTCTTCGAAGACCTTTGCGTTCATCTTCACACGCGAGTAAATCAGCCGCTTAACTTCCCTCATCGCCCTCTCACGCGCCTGATACTCGTTGCGGAATCCGACAATCTCCAGCTTGTTCGGGTTCTCCGCCTCCTGCTCAACGATAGCGCCGTTCAGCACGCGGTAGTTGATGTAAGTCTTGTTGTTCGTTGTCGGGTGAACGTAGGACACCTGCACGCCGTCGTAGCCGCCGGGAAGAGTGGCCTCATACGTCATTTTGTATTCGTCCGTCTTCATGTTGGCCCGGTTGAATACTGCCGCCGGATAATCAACCTTTTGGTCGCGGGTGAACGTCAGCACACCGTCATCCCAATAAGCAACCACCGATGCCGCATTACAGATTGCCTGCACGCGGTCACCGAGCGAGTCGTTTTCGTCGTCAAAGGTGTAGTCGAAGTAGCCCAGGCGCTCATCTGGCAGGCTTTCAGCAATAGAGTACAGCCCGTAAAGGTCAATGCTGCTGACCGACTGCTCGCCCATGATTAGCCATGTATGCGCCACAGCATCAGCGAATGATCGCGATGGACGCAGCGTGTAATCTACAGTCTGCGTGTTTAGGTTGTAAGTGATGGTATGGCGCGTTACGAGAGCGTTATATTTGCGTTCGCGACTTCCCAGCGCGTTTTCTGTCGCCCGAACTTTGACACGTACCAGCGTATCAGTAGGATGAACGACATTCGTTCTGATATTAATGGCGTGGATTTCTTCAACTTTTAGCACCGAGTCATCGCTGGAGTTATCAGTGCGCTGGAAGCTGATCGCATACTTACCAAAGCCACCTGACGGGGTTATCTTATCTGTGCGATAAAACACTTCGCTCGTATGGTCGTGCGGCGTTCCCTGGTAATAAGTAAATGTCTGCGTAGTGCCGGGGATCTGGTTGTAATCATCGTCGATTTTCCAGATAACAACTTTCCAGTTTGTCTGCTTCTTACCGCCCAGGCTCGACTGCGTGTGTAGCCAGAGCTGAGAAGATTCAACTGGCGAGAAGAATGGCCCCACAACAAGCGCTTCGTTGTCATTGAGAATGAATTTCGTAGTGTTGATGGTGGCATTTGCCGGGATGTCCTGAGGGCCCTGCAGGTCGCTCATCGTGAAAGTGTACCAGCGAACAGGATTAGTAACCGCCCCATCGTTTGTCTCAACAGCGGAGATAAGGGTGCCAGAGAAAGTAGCATCAGTAGTGACATTGCCAGAAGCCGTGCTGTACGTAACGTTAATGGTGAATGTTACGGCATGCGGCAGCACTAATCCCATGAAATAATCGAAGTCGGATTGCTTCACGATTTTCATGGCTATCTGGCCGCCGGAATATGTCCCGCTGACGACGGTATTTGCCGTCGCCGTTTCTATCGGGAAATCTCCAGCTTCGTTCTGCCCGGGAACCTCCTGTCCATCTACGTCATCAAATCCGTAGCCCTCGACGATTTGGGGGATGACTTCACCGGGCTGATAAAACTGATATTCAGCCCCAGCCAGCGAGCCCAGACTCGATTCAGAGTAGCGCACAGACTCATAATCGTACTTACCGATTCCGATGCACATCCATTCTGTCACGTACTTCAGTCCGCCATCTTTATCATTCTGACGCACATATTCGAAAACAGATTCCTGAATAAGGTCAGGAAATGACCTAACCTGACCATAAATATCCGGCTTGGCTTTATAGACGCGCGCGGTATTAGTCTGTCCTGTAAGGCTATTATTTGGAGAATCTACTGTATTCCCGCCAGTGTTTGCGATAGCTGGCTTTGGCGCAAGAAAGGAAAAAACCTGCCCAACCACTTTAAAGATAGGGCTAAGAATATCTTCTACGATGCCCTTTGGCTGGTCGAAGATCTGGATTTTGTCCAGCTCGCTCAGCTCAAACGCCAGCTCATCGTCGTCACTCAGCTTCACGCCGTTGCGGATGATAAGCAGGTCACGGTGAAAGGTGGCGTCATTGGCCGCCAGCCAGTCATAAAAAAGGGTGCCATTTGGCACCCTGTAGCGTTCTTTTGGCGTTCCCGGGAAACGACTTAATTCAATCAGAGCCATATTCGTAGAATTCCACTTTGGTAAATGCGCGTTGAATGACCAGCAAAGAGTCTGCACGCACGCTTCCGTTCTCGCCGCGAGAGTGCAACGCTTGCCTGTTGAGCACCAGTCCAACATGCGCCGGTTGCGCGCCTCGGTATCCCACGAATATCCCGCCCTCAACAGGCTTCTCGACCTGACGCCAGAATACGACGTCGCCCTGATAACAGGTGAAGAAGTCAGAGCCGGCTTCGTAGTCCGGTGTCTGGTGTAGCTCAATACCGAGCACGTGGCGGTAATAAAGAATAACCAAACCCCAGCAGTCTACTTTCTCGAACGAGCAGGCACGGTTCGCCCACGGCACGCCAATGACCTGCCTGACGAACTCAGAGGTACTGAAGCCCCGTGTACTCTTGTGGGTCATAAAGGCGGCCTATGTTGTTGTTTAGCGGGTTGGTTACTGAGAGAGTTACTGATGCAGCATCTGCGTCGATATCTACCGTTTTGACGTACAGTTGCCAAGACTTAATCGGCACAGAAACGTCTCCACTGTCGAATATCTGCCGCGTGGCCGTGATTGCCGTCAGACGCGATGCACCCTTCCACTTCTTCATCAGCGCTTTGATGTCCGATGAAAGGCGGCCAAGTTTCACAGTGGCGTCAATCACAGGAGTCCCGCTCTGCTGGCTCTCTTCAATCTCGAAACGCGCAGGCTTGTACACCTGGCCGCCAAGCGTTTTGTCGAAGAACTGCTTGTCTACCAGGCGGACGTATCCGAATGACGGGTGATAGAAAGTGATGGTATCGAGCAGTCCGCGCGTCGGTCGCTGTTGTTTGTATTCACGAAAGGACGGCATTACGGCACCCTCGGTAGTGACTCCGGATCGCGCCCGTCCGGATAGCCAGTGACAACGATATCCAACCATGAATCCCACGGCGGAGGAAGCTCAACAATGATGTCGTCGAACTCGTCGTCAGGGTTATAGAGATGGTTGGCGATAACAGTGCCTGTCCACGTAACCACTCCGCCGTCGATGCTGGTTTGCACCGGCATCTGTGTGAAATGCAACTCCTGAACCTGCAAGCCACTGCCGCCGATGTTGATGGGCATCCGAAACCAGTTAACACCGCGATTCAGGTAGTTCGGGCTGCGCAGCCACTGCTGGAAAGCCCGCTCCTGGTCCAGCGTGAACATCCACGTCAGCGACCATGTGGTTTTCAGGTCGTCAGTAAGGTTCTGGAAAATAGCCGGGCCGACTGCTGGCTGGTCAGTCTGAAACCCGGTGTCGAAGGTCATATTTTTGCTGGCTTTCTGCGCCAACGGCAGCCATTCGGGATAGTCGATAATAGCCATCAGCCTTGTCCTCTTGGCGTGCGTTTAACGTTCATGTTGCTGGTTATGGCGTTGCTGATTGGACCGCCATTGTTCAGGTCGGCGACGATTACATCCACGGTCACACCGCCATTGCCATCAGCTCCGGCCTTAGCATCTACAGAGGACGATGTGTAGTTCTGGATGTTGATTACCACCCCGCCACTTGCCCCCGCCGTCATCTCCTTGTTGCTTATCACCCGGCCATTGTCACCGGGGATCATGTACTGCTTCCCGGTACTGGCCTGGTAAATCTCCGGCATCCCGCCCTCGCCTACCTGATACATCCCACCCGCTGATACCGGGCCCCCGTTTTTGCGCTTTCCAGAAAGAGCGAGTGCTGCTACGACAGCGCCAAGCCCAACCGCAGCGGCACCACCGAATGACCCGATAGATGCGACGATAGCTGCAGGTGTCCATGCCGCTGTCGTGGCAGCTGCTGATGCGGTGCTTGCCGCCGTTGTGGTGGCAAGAGCGCTAACCTGGGTGGCTGTAGTTGCCGCTATGGCGGCCTGCTGAGTAGTGGCTCCAATGATGGCGTTCTTAGCCCATTCAACACCCATCTGGACGAAGGAGTTAACCAGGCTATTGAGCACCGTGCTTGCCAGCGACCTGGCAGCGCCTTCAGCACTCATGCTTCCTGTGATTATTCCTGTTAGTGCGTTTGAAGCGTTACCAGCAAGTGCATCGAATGACGCAGCAAGTGCTTCGTTTCCTGCGCTCTGGTTTCGCCATATTTCCCACTGAGCAGCAATGCGTTCCTGTTCATACTTACGATCAGCAGCTGCCTGTAAAGCAAGGGCGTTCTGATGTGAGATAACGCCTTGCTGCTCGAATTGCTGAATGAGAGCAAGCTTTCTGGTGTTTTCATTCACTAACTGCTGAACTGGATCAACACTGCCTGCAGCTTCCTGTTGCGGCGTAACTACTTGCTGAGCGCGTATTTTTGCCAGGTTAGCTTGGTGCTCAGCCTCAAGTCTCTCTGAAGTTTGGTTATATTGTTCCTGGCTTATTTTTTTCGCAGACAATGCAGTATTCAGGTCTTGCACGTCTTGCTTATAGCTGGCGTTCTCTCGCGCTTCCGGGAGTAGCTTCTCAGCGGCAGCCTGTGCCTTAATGGCATTGGCTGTATCCCATTTAGTCGCAGCATACTGTCTTGCCTGTTGGATTTGAGCCTGGGTAGCACCTTTTCCAAGAGAAAGCTCAGCATTTAGCATCGCCTGCTCTCTGCTTAACTCTCCTGTTGAATCAGCAGCAAGTTCTGATTGTTGTTTCAGCGCCTCCAGTTTCTGCGCTATCGCCTCCGCCTGGCTGGCAGACTGCTTGCCTTCCTTGTTGCTTTCCTTTCTTGCTTCAGTTACGCGGTATGTCTCGGCATACTCGTCCTGTAGTGCCTTCACGCGTTTCAGGTCAGTAATCCCGGCATCGGCAGCATCATATTGAGCCTGCAGCCGTGCGCGAGCCTCACCTTCAAGCTTGGCTAGTGCTAATCTGCGTTCCGAGTTTTTGACAAGCTTTTGGGTAGCAGCATCATCACCGTTGGTTGAAGGGCTTTTGAAACCTTGATTGTTTTTGGCTTCATTTGCAGCCTTGGCGCGAATGCTGGCTATTTCCTGCTCTGTGCGCTTAAGCTCAAAAGCAGCTTGTCCTCTTCTTTGCTGAAAAACAGCATCGCTTTCATACCAGCGCTGCCCTTCCTGAACTTCCTTATTAAGCTCTTGCTGCAACTTAATAAGTTTTGGCATCCTTCCGGCATCGCCTGCGTTGTTATTGTAATAATTAAGGTTATCAGCAACGCTTTGCATTAATCCGGCAAGTGTGGATGTCAGACCTATTGCCTGGTTCAGATCGCTTATTGCGTTTTTAAAGGCAACATCGAGACTGTTTTTAGCTCTGTCGATGCTAACTGGCATTTTGTCGAATTCAGCGTTAACACTCTCCGACTGTTTCTGGATAGCGTTTAGCGCGTCCTGAGCAGTTAGCTTGCCTTCAAGCATTCGCTGTCTTAACTGACCAATCGAAATGCCTAACCCGGCCGCTATCTGCCTTGCCAGTTCCGGCATTTGCTCAAGAATGGAGTTGAACTCCTCAGCACGAACAACACCGCCTGCAATTGACTGCCCGAACTGTCGCAGGGCATTAGACATTTCCTCAGCAGACGACCCGCCGATAGTGCCTATTTTTTGAAGTGTGTCAGTCAGGGAAAGAATCTGTGAATTTGTTGCGCCTGTTTCTTTCAGGGCTGAGGTGAGAGTCTCCCAAAGTCGCTCAGTATCTGAAAGGCTATTCCCGGTTTGAGAGGCAATAGCTGACAATGCCTTCATTGACTCTTTGGCAGCATCAACGCTTGGACTCAGGCGCGCAACCCTGGCTTGCAGGGTATTCATCTGATCGCCAATTTCGATTAACCGCCTGGCCGTTTCTATTGTGAAAGCGCCAGCAATAGCAAGCCCAACCTTGTTTAATGCGCCCTCGAAACGACCAGCGGATTGAGATGACTTATTAAAACTACCATCCATCTGGTCAAGACGCTGATTAACCTTTTGCTGCGCTGCAATGAGCTTAGCAACATCCATTTCCACTTGGTAGACGATGTTACCTAACTGCTTATCTCCGGCCATCGGTGGTCTCCAGAAAACAAAAAACCCGCACATTGGCGGGTTTTGGCTGTGTATAAATCAGATTTTTTGAAGAATCTTTAATTTAAGATATTTAAGCTTTGATGAAAATCCTGAATCAACCTTGTGTTCAGATGATGTGATAATTATATCAGCCATGCTCACATCCCTATCACCCACCGTTGCCGATTCAAGAGATGCCCAAGAGTCAGCATAGATGTTGAAGTTACACTGCGTGGTGTCTTTTAATGGCACTCCAAAGGAGTTTTGTGCTTCAAAATCAACAAAAGCCTTTCCTTCACTCAGGCTAAAATAGCCTTTGGTAACACCTTGGCTTATGGCGTCGTTATCTATCTGCTTTAATTTGGCAGAGATATGCTCTTTATCAACTTTCTTTATTTCAAATAAAGAGTCCAACATTTTATATGTTGATGGTGACTTCATTTGACTTTTGGTCAGGGCATCGCAAGCGCTAACCATTGCGGCACCCTGCGCGTCCTCAGAGGAAACTAGAAAGACTGAACCAACCAAACATGCAGATATCATCGCAATGCCAATTAATATCCCTTTTTTGCTCATGATAACTTTCAAGGTCTCACTATTTTTACTCGAGATCATAACAGCAAAAGATCACTTATCAACCAACGGGAGGGAAACTTGCGGGGGATTGCATACCAACTGATACAAAAAAGCCACCCGTAGGTGGCTCTGTTTTAGTTCGCGTTCTCGCAACCGGGCTGGCGACGGTCAATCACCTCAGTTCCTTCAACAATGAAGCCAAACTTGCCGAACAGGAAAGAGTGGTTGAACTGAGTCACAACGACATCAGAAAGCGCAACTGAGCAACGATTCTTCTCAATAGCTCTGTCGATAGCAGTCTTCACATTGGGAATGCCGAGAGGGAAAATTACCACGGGAGCCGAGTCTTCTCCCTGAACGCGAGCACCTTTAACGAAATTGTTTGAATTGAGGTTGTAGTTTTTGGTACTCGCCACGGTCAAATCGGCCACGCGTGAGCTACACCCTGCTAACAACATTACTACTGCGGCTAAAGCCAATGCCTTTTTCATTTTTTATGTTTCCATTGATTGCAATCAGAAACATCTTAACACCATAAGACCGCATGACTTACCCGCCATTATTGGTAGCAAAAACCAGCCTGAGTTGGCTACGCCGCTTGCGACAAACGCCTGGCCTTCCTGGCAAGATAATCATCTGCTACTTGATCATACTCTTCGCGAGTAAAACCTTTCTGCTCAGGGTATTTGGTTGCCAGTAGCATCTGAAACTTGGTCATTGTCAGATTGCCAGCCTCCTGCTCGGTCATGCCGAAATGTGCCTGCGCGGCCACGATGTAATCGACGGCGCGGAACTCAGTGCTGGTCTCCCCGTTTTCATGCCTTTGGAGCCTGCGAACCTTAGCCTTCCCGATAACACCATGAGTCATCAGTGACTGCGCAATCAGAAGCATGTCAGATTCAGGTAGCGCACCTTTGCGAATTTTGAATGTGCGTCCGTTGCCTTTCGAGGGATGGAATACGCCGGTCAATGGGCCAGCGTCTTTTTCACAACAGGCATTCAGAACAACCACTGAAGCGAGAAACGCTTTGCGACCGTAACTGGTGCTTTTAATGTGGCTTATCAGCCATTGCGGAACGTATCCGTAAGCCTCAACGGCTCGACTCACAAGGCTGGTTACTTCATCGTTGTGCAGGTCGTAAAACACCTGCACGATTTCCCCTGGCTCCCCAATGCGTGACATGTTCACAAATGAAGGCCGGAAGAAATAATCCTCACCGTCAACGCTAATGAGGCACTCGCCAATCTCTTTAAGCGGGGTATTCACCGGTAAAGCCTCCACGCTTTTCTTCTCTCGGTTCTCGGCAGGCCATCAAAAGCCTTTTCAACTGGCATCTCGTCGGCATGGTCGACGAGGGAGTAACAAGGGTAAATAACATCCCTTCCCCATGCGTCTCCGAGCGCATAGTCCGCCGGTTTACGCTGGTTCCAGTTCATCAGGATGCGGTTAATTCCGCTGGCTGGCAGCGCATAGCAGACCCCGTGAATCAGTCTGTTCAGGGTGATGTAATCAGCGCGGCACTTGTCAGCAGCAATAAGACGTTCAGCAATCTGCTGCTGATACTGCGGGGGGCGACCGGTGCCGAGGTAAAAACTGATTAGCTCATCAGGGAATATGGTGCACCATTCAGCCGCAAGACCTGCAAAGCCATCCACCGGCTGGGCGTCATCTTCCAGCACGACCACTCGCGATGACTGGCTGGCAGCCCACTTAACGGCTCTGAGGTGATTCCAGTTTGCACCGTGGTCGGCGTCATCGATAAAAAGTTGCGCATTAAGGCTCTCAGCAAGCCTGTGAGCCTGTTCTGCGCGTCGGTGATGACCAACCACCGCGAATGTCACTTGTGCTGCCACCATGCTGTTTCCTTGCCGATGCCGTTGGTCTTAAACACCGTGTGCACTTTCGGGCCGGTAATCACTCGGTCACCGAACGACTTCGCCACGATGCCGAATGCGATCATGTCACCCACCGCCCTGGCGGCCCCCTCTTTCTTCCAGAAGCGCTCCGACTCGATGCGGTAGTAAAGCCGCACGATGCGGTGAGCAAACTCCATGACATCTTCACGTAACCCGCCAAGCAGTCCGGCGTTCAGCATGGTGTCGCTCGCGTACTGCTTCAGGAATGACTGATACACGCGCTCAGGATGATTTTTGAGGGCCCATTCATCGGAATAGGTCTTTGGCTCAGAGCCGACATAAATCACGCCGGGCTGCATTTCTTCCCATGGCGCGCGAAGCATTTCGACATCGGTTCCATCGGTACACCAGACGAAACGATATTCCGGATGCTCCCGCAGGTGCTGCCAGATATGCAGCCAGCGCCGGAAGTAAACATTCATATCTACGACAGGTACGCGTACCGTTGTCTGGCCAGGTGGGGAGTATTCGAACTCGTCAGCGAGAATGACTGCATCGGCACCTTTAATCGATTCTGACCACCTGGCGATAAGCGACTGCTCCGGCTTCATTCTGGCTCCTCGCTGCGGGTCAGCATGACTGGTCAGCAAGGTCGTGATGACGGCATTACGCTGTCTGCGGTACGGCGCCCATCCTGTGTAGCCGGTGTCTCGGCGCTCGTTGTGAATTTTTACGTTGTTGCTTACCTGACGCTCGCGTTCTGGCTTGGGTACTGACCGCTCTACCGACTCATGCTCATCCAGAGAGTAAATCATCTTCTCAGAGCCGATAACGTCTGCATATGCCCATGAGGTGAGCCCTGCATTATGAATGCGCAATGCGAGGTCTGAATGCTCGTACATCCCGCGCCCGTAAATCGGGTCGAATCCTCCGACCTTTTCAATCGCGATCCGGTGGTAGTAGAGCATCACGCCGCGCTGGCCTGTGTAGGCGATGTGTTTTTCATCGCGGTACAGGACTGAAAGGTCATTCAGCTTTCGCGGACCTGCCAGGTCGAGAAACTGATACGCAAGATGAGGCTCAGGAGACTCGATATATGGAATATGCCAGTCATCAGCAATCGGCCATGCGTCATCATCCCACAGGAAGAGGTGTTCGCAACCGGCATCAATGAGTGCTTCAATGCTGGCGTTTTTGGATGCCACGATGCCCTGAGATTGTTCGTGACGTATAAGCCGTGCAGATTCGGGTGCTGTGGCGGCCGGCACCGAGCCATCATCGACAATCACAACCACTGCGCCGGGCGGCAGATGTTTCTGGTGCTGCTCAAGAGCGCGTGCCAGAACGTCTGGCCGGTTGTGGGTGGTGATGGCAATGCCAATGCCAGATGAGCGCGCGGAGGCTGGCTCGTAGGGAATTCCGTTTATCAGAACCTGCATATCTCTGTCTCAGAAAGGGGGCTTGCGCCCCGCAGTGTTTTAGCTGGAAGGTTCGGAGGTATCAGTAACCTGCACGGTGCTGGAGTCGCCCACTTTGAACTCAGTGGAGAAGGTTACGATGTCGTTAGTGCCGCCGTCAGAGCTCAGGGCAGTGATAACCATGTAACCCTGGAAGGTCACCGGACCGTATTCCATGCGAACCCAGATGCCAGGCTGTCGCTTGGCCTTAAGCTCGGTAGCGAAGTACTTGATGAAACGACCGATGCCGTACTGGTCGAGCTTGTCGTTTTTGCGCACCTCACCTTCAAAGCTGATGGTGAAGTCGGAGTTTGTGGTGATGCTCTCGACAAATCCGCCGCCATCGTCAGCATCACTGGTCACAGTGTTCGGGCTGAAATCGAACCCTTTCGACGTACCGGCGGCCAGCGCTTTCCATTCCGATTCAAGCGGCACCGTATCCGGGCAGCCGTCGGCAACTTCAAGCACAATAGCGCCACCGAACAAGCGTTCGTTGCTGGTTGGGCAATTAGCCATGTTACTTCCTCTTTGACGTTTAATTACTCGCCGTAGGTGGCGACGAATTGAAGCCGATAGACAAGGCGTCCCTCGGTTGTAAGAACTGGTGCGGGCATAGCGCCCATATTCTGGAGATAACCGACGCAATCATCGGTCATTGGGTTTTGCTGGACGTAATCGACAATCTGCTGCACGCGCTCATCGACAAATGCGTTGCCACCTTTTGCGCCGATAACGTCTACCAGGATGTAGTGCTCATTGCCGAGGCCATTGCGAATATTGCTGCCGCCATTTGGACGAAACACCATGAACCGGTCAGATTCAGTGCCTGAGTCAGTCCACATCAGCAGCTGAACCTTAAAGCCATCCGTCAGGCCAGCATTCATGAAGTAGTTGCGCACGCGCGTATGCATTGGCGGATTCATAGTGACAGCTCCTGCTTCATAACCCGGTCGATTTGCTCTCGGGTATCCTCAAAGCCTTTGGTAAGGAACTCTTTGCGGGCAGTGGCGCGGCGGAAGGTTTGCGGAACATTCGGATCGTGAACGTAAACCGCATAGTTGGCCGAGTAGCCCACCCTGCCGGTTACCTTTGTGCCGTTAGCGTCAATCTCACGAAACTGGCTGTTGAGAAGCGTTGATGTGTCGATTGGTGTGTATAGCGCTGCCTGAGCGCCACCGATTAACAGTGCTGACTGCACGGCCCTGACGACTTTGCGCCCCTGCACGTCATTAATCAGCGCGTCCAGATTGGCTTTCGCCTGGGCAATGCCGCGAACTTTACCGGCCATATCAGACTCCTGTTATGATGGCGTAGTCGTCGGCGATGCGCTCGAAGGTGTCTTCATAGCGAAGCACCTGCTGAACCTCATCAGCTCCGGCTTCTTTCGGGTCAGCCAGGTCGGAAATGCCAATCAGCACATAGTCGCCAGTCTTAGCCAGTGCGTACTCAGTCCAGACTGTGTTTTTCGCAACGATTTCTGAACCAATACCGCCGATGCGTTTGCTCAGGCCGCCTTCATAGCCGCAGAGAATTTGCTCAGGCGCTGCATATCCCAGCGGGTCGCCGTAATCGTCCTGACCATCCAGCTTTCGCCAGATTGTCGCTGTTGCGGTGTATGACCAGTTAGCTACTGAGCTCATAGGTGGTAATCCTCATACTCCCACGGCTCCTCGTCGGGATTTTTAGGCTTCTGCTCTTTCTCACACATCAGCAACCTCCAACGACATCAAAGAAGCCGACGCGGCTACCCACATCAATCGGCAGCGATGCCGTGCATCCGCTCTTATCCAGTGACAGGAGCGCATCACGCATCGACAGCACATCACCGGTATAGTCGAACGACCGCGACGCCCCTGAAGGCGCTGACTGCGATTTAATGCGCTGACTGTATGCCGTTAAGGCCATAAGAGAGACGGCATAGACCTGAATCAGCACGACGTCACATTCGTCGTAGCCAGACGCCTCCAGGCACTGCTCAATGCTGCTGAGCTTGCAGAGATATGCATCAATGATGAAGTCAGGGATGGAGTAACCGAGGGACGACAGCTGCTGTTTAACCTGCGCTGCTGTGATTGGCGTGATAGCCATGGTCACTCCTTATCTTTGGGTTTCCGTCCGCGCTTGGGCGTAGCGACTTCCAGTTGGCGCTCTTCCAGGTACTCGGCCAGCCCGGCATTAACCCAGCTTTCGGCGATTGAATCGGCAACCTCTACCTCAGAGCCAATCTCCAGCTTCTGGAAATTGGCACCGGCAAAAAGGTTTGATGAAATTACTTTTACCAGTGCCATATCGCTTCCTTAGCTGGTCGCTTCGCCGGTGGCGTGAACCACGGAGTAGTGACCGTTGATGTCGGTTTTGACCATCAGGCCCATTGCGCCCCAGGTGCGCCAGATGTAATCGCTGTTGTAGAACGGACGAGGGTCGGCAACGGTGCCGATGGCCTGGCCTACAATCGGAGCAACTACGCCTGCCTGCAGCGGAACAATCAGGATTTCGTTACCCTGCAGTTTCGCGTCTTCTTTGATGGCCGCGATGCCAGTCAGGGTCAGGAGCTCCTGCAGCACGGTGCGGGACTGGAAGTTGTCGCTGAAATACTGCTCCAGGTTGGAGACGATTTCAGATGAAACGTACCAGGTCTGCTGGCCGTACTGGTAGTTGCCAAGCTTCAACACATCGCGCAGACGGATTGCTTCGGCGCGAATTGCTTTCGGATCGGTGCTTGTCGCCATGTTTACGTTCAGCGTCACCTGAGCGACACGCTCATCGGCGCGGAAGCCCTTCCAGGTCAGGCCGTCGAATACTGCGTAGTTACCAGCCGCGTCGCGGTAGCCGTCCCACATGTAATCAACGTACTGACGCTGAACATCTTCCACGGAGCCACGCTGAGCGTCAGCCTGAGACTGAAGGGCTGACGGGCTGTTGAAGATTGGGTCACGCCAGTTGAACTTGAAGCCGGAATCGTGGATCGGAACCATCGTGCCGTCGAAGGTATAGACACGAGCATCAAGCGCTGCGCCAATCTGACCGGACATTGAGGTGTGCGCCCAGCCACGACCACCGGTGCGGGCGTAGTCGTAACGGGATTGCTCGATACGTACAGAGCGGGAAAGCGGCATCAGGTCGTTCAGCAGAGTGAACTGCGTGTTGGGTTCGAACTGCTGTGTCACGGTGGTATCGTACGCACGGTACAGGCGACGGATATCATCAACCGCGTTAACGGCGTTCAACGTCGGAGTATCTTCAGCAGCGCCACGCCATTGGGTGCGAGACAGAAAATCCGCAACCGCCTGGGCGGTAGCGTTACGTTCAGCCTGCAGCGCGCGGAACTGAGCCTGGTTTACTTCCAGGTTGCCAGTCTTCTCGCCAAGTGATTTGGAATATACAAACATTAATCGGTCTCCTTACTTGACCACTACGCGCAGCAGATCGCCTGCAGCAACAGTTGTCGCTTTGTCTTCTTCCACGAACAGGACTGCGGATGCAGTGCCGCCGGAAGTGACGCGACCATTAGAGATAGCCAGTGCCTGGCCTTTGTTATAGGTGCCGGCAGCAGCGCGGACGTTCAGGAACATGCCCGGCAGTAACTGAATGCCGACGACCAGCTCGTTAGCAGGAATGACGTCATCGACGCCCATGCAGCGCAGGTAGTCATAGTTCGCCACATACAGCACAGCGCTTTCGCCGCCGTTGGTGGATGCGGTGAATTTGCCGTTGGTGAATACGCCGATGGTGCCCGGCTGAGTCGCTGCGGCTGCCCCGCCTTCGCGGTTCAGAAGCGGATTCGGGAATACGCCGCCCGCGTGAATTACGTGTTTACCGTCTTTAGCCATTTTTATTACTCCGGCATCTCAGAGAAGGGTTTATCGGTGGAATGGTTGAATGCGCCGGACAGGCTGCGAGTGGTTGCGCACTGTGCATACAGGCCATCCAGAGCTGCGCCGTCGAGGGCGTTGACTGCCATATCGTCGAGCTTGAACTTGGCTTTCACCGCTTCGCGCTTGGTCGCTTTTTCCTGGTCGGCGTTAGCAGTCAGGCCGGATTCGATAGAGCTCAGCTTGTCGGCAAACGGCTTAAACCATGCCGGTGCTTCTTCGCTATTGGTGGCTTTGTCTTTGGCGGCCTTTTCTTCGGCCTCTTTCTTCTCGCGAGCAGCCTTTTCTTCCGGCGTCTCACCTTTAGAAGCTGCTTTCTCAACAGCCATCTGGTTGAACGCATCCAGCAGCTCAGCTTCTGATTTGCCTTCTGTCGGCTTACCAGCGGCTTTCAGCGCATTGATAATCATGTCTTTCATCGGATATCTTTCTCCGTTGGTTTTAATTTCGTACTCAGGTGGTTTGCGCACGACTTCTACAGGTTCGCCGACGAATTGAGCCTTGCCGTCATCGTCGATGAGGTACTTCTGTTTGAAATATTTATCTGCATCCCGATAAACGAAGGAGTCCGGCCATACGCTTTCCGGCCATAGCCAATCATCGTTGTCACGACCATCGCGGAGCTTGTCGCTAATAGCCCGCTGGATATCGTCGAATGAGAAATTGGATGCATTGGTAAAGAAGAATTTGGTCTTGTTAAGCAGTCCTTCCCTCGTGCAGTTCGATGCCTGCGCGAGGTCTGCGTTTTCTACGCTTACTTCCTGTTGGGAGTTGTCAGCGTTAACAAAGATACCGACGCCCTCTTCAGGTGTTGCAGCTCCTGGTTCATCAAGAAGGATTGCTACGTGGTCGAACTGCATGTTGCGGGCGACCCACGAGTAGCTCTTACCCTTCGACTTGCCGCTGTTCTGCTCGCGGCGCAGCAGGAGGCCGGTAGATACGTGAATCGGCTCGGCGTTTGAGTTGGCCTGAAGCTCATCAAGCCGCTCGATAAGGCGCTTACCTTTCTCGCTCGACTGCGCGATGCGCTTGTTAACCTTCATGTCCATAACGACACGATCGCCGTCTTTACGGACGTTCTCAGCCCATGCGCCGACATGAAACTGGTTAACCGCTCGCGGGTTAGTCGCGCTGACGTGCTCATTGCCAATCTTCGGGTGCCCAAAAGGCATAGGATTGCCTTCGAGCGTTTTAAAACTCTTGTTAATCTCCTCAGCCGGATACAACCCGCCATTCATGACAACGTCATCCACGACAGGCACGACGCCACGAATGACGATATGCTCGTCACCGTCTATGGTTTCAGTTGAGATGTTTGAAGAGTTGATGGCGAGGGACTTAACATGGATGCTTGATAGCTTCATGTTGTGTCCTCTGGTTAGATTTTTCGTAGCGTCGGCGCTCTACAGCACTTTGGGGAAAAGTCCAGCGCGGTTACGCACTGGTAGCGGACAGTTCTGCCGCAACGACAGCACCAATAGACTGTCATTATGTGTCCTTATCGGTGTAATTCGGTGTTGCTCTTCGGCGATAGTCGGTGCTTAGCCTGCCTCCATCCCAATCGGCTAGCATCCTGTCATGGGATATAAGGCCCATGGTGACTGCCTTTAGCCTTTCCCTTGGACGGCATATAGTTTCTGCGAACGAGTAGTGGATGTTTAAAATCTCCACCGCATTAGCGGCATCACATGGATAAATCATGCGGACTCATTGGTGGATTTCAGGAAATAAAAAAGGCCGCCGGAGCGACCTTGTGGTGATAATTAAAGTTGGCTGTCCTTTCCCATGGAAAAACCGCTAACCTTTTCGATTGGGATTCTCACAATAGTTCCTTGAACTGTAGTCCACCCGCCATCCCCTTTCATATACGATGGGTTTCTAATATGGAGGAAATTTAGCGGAATGGTGCGTCCTTCTTGACTTACATATTCATTAGCCAAGTCATCAAAGAATGATGCCATTGCATCTTTCAACTCATCACTGACATTGGCCTTTCTAAGGTTGGTTGCTATTGTTTCTGCGTAATCTTTACCCGATACCAGTTGGCCGGCGACAATCTGTCCACCAACAATTATGGTGACATCGACCCCAACCCCTGCATTTGCCAAAAGCACAAGATGCGACAAAGCGCTGTCTTTCAGATTCTGCGGGTGTGCAATAACTTCTTGAAGTTTTTCTTCATTGTCCATGATATTCCTCCATTAATGACTCAAGAAGATTGCCACCCTTTTCTTTCTTTCGCCAGCTTATCAGCCAGCCCTTCATTGAAAATGCTACCGTCATCGTTCAGCAACACCGGAATCTGGCTGCAATAACAGTTGTATCGGTTGCCATTCTGCGCGTAGAAAGCCTCCACTTCTTCCGTGGTGAAAGTCTTTCCGTGTCGGGCAGCATGCCAGGGGCGTGTCGTCGATTTCAGAGCCGATATCCACAGCAGCGCAGTGTTAAGCCCCAGCCTTTCCTTCGACCATTCAGCCTCGGACCACTGAGCCTGCCTTAACGCACCAACCTGCTCCGTCTGCGCTATCGTTTTGGCCCGGCTCATCGAGACATCCAGGCGTTTGCTAATCAGGCTGGCCGTCTCGCGCGGGTTAACGCCTCGTCCTATCGCATCAGCGACGATGTTCGACAGGTCAGCACGGGCGGCATCAGTGATTCCCCGCCATTCGCTGTAGGTAGAGATGTAAGCCGCTGCCACCTGATTTTGATATGCCGGGCTGCTGAGTAGTTGCTGAAGCGTCGTTGACTGCTCGTAGACAGCCGACTGCGCTGAAAGATTGGTGAACGCCTGTAATGTACCACGCTGATACTCATCAGAAACGTACTGAAGCGCCCAAAGGTTGTTACTCCCACCTTCGAGAAGATAGTCGTCCAGAATCGTTTCTACGCGCAGCAGCAGGTCAGACAGTTGCTGTGGTGACATGTCATAGATGAACGTGCCCGCATTCACCTGATATAGCGTATCCGGCTTGCTGCCTTCTTTCGCGAGGATGTAACCGTACAGGGAATTGCCATTGCGCTCCCTGCCGACCAGATAAGTATCGAGCAACTTCTTCAGCGCCAGTTTTATCTGGTAATAGCGATTCTCGATATCCCGGAACATCCGGTTAACCGGTCGGTAGGATTGCGTTGGGTCGGCTTTATTGCGCGGAATTATCGGGCTTCCCGGTCGTTGTCGGTTGTTCAATTGGCTCACCTGTCAGCGGGTCTGTCGTTGCGGCTCCGGCAGGCTCTTCTGGTTCACTGATTGGCTCAAGCTCACCGACAGCGCGGATTTCATTCTCCGTTATCGCTGGAGTGCCGAATGCAGCCTGAGTGTCTTTGGCCACGGCTGCCATCGCCTGCATATTTGCTATCTTCTCTTTCTCACTCGGCGCGAGTAGGTCAGACCATGCGAGCGTAACCTCGCCAGACTTCGGCGGGTCGATGACGCCAATCTCCCAGAAGCGCTCAATGACGCGGGTGATGAAGTCGGACATAAAGCCCCATCGACGACCGTTACAGCGCTTAGCCCAGTCTGTTTTGTCCTCATCTGAAGCAAGACGCCCGGTCTGCTGACCAAAGAGAATGGTGAACGGACACTGAATCGTCGCGGAGAACTCGTTAGCTGCTACTGTCCATGTGGGGGTAGGGTCAGCCGCTGCGACTGACAGCACCGACAACTGACCAGCCTGCATCGCCAGTGCTGCGTCGGTACCTTTGTTGAAACGAGACATTTTGTCATTCAGGGCTTCCCCCAAATCTTTAAAGCCCGCTTCTTTGGCCTGAGCCTGGATTGTCGCGATGTCTGTTTCTTTGTCGAATGCGATACCAAGCTGGCGACTCGCATTCTTCAGGAAGCCTTCAGCGCTACCACCGGAGGTCTTCTCAATGTCCAACAACTTGTTATAGCCAGCGCGCAACAGCGGGATGCCGGAGAGCATATTCTCGTCTTCAGCACCTTCACACAGGATGATGACGCGGCTCGGGTGAACCTGAACGCTACGCACGGGCCCATATGTTCCATCATCGCCGACTGGCTGCTCGTTGAAGTTGTACATCACAGGCTGGCCGTACGTTTCCGACATTGTATCTGTGTCGAAATTGCCTGGCTTAATCTGCGCTTCCCATGCCGGGATAAGCTTAACCACTGCCTTCAGGCGCTCGGTGCCGAGAGACCTGATGTAGTCGGTGTTGATCGGGTCTTTCCATTCGCGGCCATCCTTAACCTGAATTAACAGAGCCGAATAACGCCCCACGAGGTTGCGGCGGTCGGCGTCTTTCAGCTTCGCCCAATGACGCTTGAGAAGTTTTTCAACGGTGCGCTCCCATTCAGTGGTCTCGCCTGACTCATCCTTTTCTTCGCCGTCGATGATAGTGGGATTATCGACCCAGCAGGATTCCAGCAGCTTATGCACGGCGGCATGAGCCACCGCATTGCGCTCATAAGCGCGATAATACTGGTCAAACCCTACCTCGCTCGGATATCCAAACTCATCCCACAACTTGGTGCGCTTGGTGTTGCCGTTCTGTCCGTGGGCGTAGAGCATTCGTTGCCGCCCTATCGCATCAGCAAGGGCGTTCACGAGGAATGAAACCTCGCCTTGTTGTTCACTCACTGATGAGCTCCTTAGAAGAAGATTGCGCCTTTAGACTGGCCGCTTAATTCGGTCATCGCCCATACCAGCGCATCGAGGCGGTCGGGTGATTTTTTGGAGGTGGTTGGCACGTACTCCATCTGCTGGTTTTCCAGTTGATAGAGATTGCCGCGATGGGCTACGCGACCCTGTGCATACAGAGCGGATATTGGCTCGGCTCGCGCGAACTTACCCTTGCTCGCATGGACGCGGATAATACGGTCTTTGAACCCGGCATTGCGGAGCGTGTCCTCTGCCATGTCGCCGCCCTGGTTGGTTTCAATCACAATCGCGTCGGCGTCATGCTGTTTGTAAGCGTCCATTGCACGCGTTGCCCAACCGTTAGGGGAATATTTGCCACTGTAGTCGCCGTCGGCTGAATACTGTCGCTTATCTCCTGCGCCGTATGAGCTTGCGGCCACAATCCCCGTTTCATCGCTCTCTTCGCTGTTTGTTGCCTGCGGGTCGATAGCGATAACCGTTCTGGATAGCTGCTCTGTGATGTTCAGGGCGCGCGCTGCTGCAATCATTTGCTCTGTCCACAGTGCGCCCTCTGCGTTGAACCTGCGAGGGTTCTGCATGTACTGCGCTTCGGCTGTTCGGCGATGAGAGAACAGCGCTGTGCGGTGGCTCTCGTTGTGCTTGAAAGGCCAGAGCCAGCCATCAGGCAAGCCGTGCTCAATCGGTATGGCGTGACTGTTGTCCGGGTACTGCTCCTGATAAGAGCGGCTGTTGTCGATGATTACCGGAAGATTCAGGTGGTGCCACATCTCACCAGAACCACCGCGCAGCAGATAGCCGCTCAGGTCGTGATAGTGGATGCGCTGCATGATGACTATCATCGGCGTGGTTTCGATAGCCAGGCGCGATTTAATCGTCTCGTTGAATCGGCTATTTACACCGTCACGAACCTTTTCGGAATAGGCGTCATCAGGCTTAACGGGGTCATCGATAATCAGCGCGCCCTGCCAGCCTTGCTCCATATGCCCGGCACGGAAGCCGGTTACCTGCCCTGCTGACGATGAGGCATACACACCGCCGCCATACTCAGTCCACCACATCGCCTTACTGTCGGCGTCGTCGCGCAGTTCCATCGGCCACATCGCCTGATAGGCTTGCGACTTAATCATGCTACGTGCAGTTGACGAGTTCAGAAGCGCGAGGTTGTGCGAGTAGGACAGGTGCATGAAGCGGGCGCGTTTATTCAGTGCCAGACCACGGCCCATCATGTTGATTGTTGCCAGTTCTGTTTTCGTGTAGCCAGGCGGAACGTTGATGATCAGTCGGTTAATTTCTCCGTCTATCACTCTGTCCAGCGTTTGCTGAATAACCTTGTGATGAGGTGCCACTATCATCTTGCCGCCAGTGCGCTGCTTGAAGAAGTAGCGGGCAAAGTAGAGGCCATCCTCTTCGCACTCTATCCGGCGCGCATAGTTCTTTTGCTCAGCAGTCGTCATCCTCCAACATCTCCCGCCGGGCAGCTTTGTATTCGTCTTTCGTTAGCATGGCAGACTCAATGGGCCCACCATCTTTACCGGTATGCTCTACTTTCTGCTTATTGGTGTATGCATCGCCGCACTCTTTAGCAGCCTGTTCAATTAACTGAGCAGTAAGCGCGAAGTTGCGCATCTTCTCAGTATTTGCCGCCATCCTGTCCAGCGCGCGAAGTCGGTAAGCTTTGTTAGCAATCGGAATGTCAGATATTTCCGTCTGGAATCGCAAGCGAGTGCTATTAAAGAGATCTACCCACTTCTGGCTGAGCTTCTCTGCCATCGCGTTACCAGGGCAGTATTGAGAGATTTGCTGGCGCGATACCTCCACATTGAACTCAGCCTTTACAAGCTCAATTACTTTTGTGGGTGTCTCGTAGCAAGCCAATGACTGGACGATGAAGGATTTAACCTCTGTCGATAATGCTGCCATCGGTTTCCTCCATGACAATGTTAATAAAGGTTTACGCCAGCTTCATGAGGCATGTGCCGCACGCTCTGGCAACATCAAGATGGGCCACTTCTGCGGGTTTATTTGCCGCATCTACTAATTCCTGGACATCAGCGCTTGGGCCATATCGACGGACAACGCCAACGAATTCCTCAACATCATGGCCGCGCATGCAAAGCTTAGGCTTACCTGAGTCGCGGTAAAACTTCGGCGATCCGAATTCATCAACTTCCTGCGCAATGTGGTAAAGCTCATGCTCTACCAGTGCGCAGAAGTCTAAATCTGAGCATTGCAGGCAATAGTCAGCGGCCAGAGTAATGATGAAGTCCGGTTTATGCCCGAACCACTCATTCATCTGCTGTTCCATTCGAGCCTTTTGCCATCCCCCTGCACGCATCATCACCTCTTCAGCCTGACCAAGCACAGTCCTTCCCTTTTTGGTGAATGCGGTAGCGGCCCAAAGAAACGCAATATCAGCATCTGCGAGGTGAAAGTGGTCAGGGTTGTGAATGGCTCCGCCACCGTTAATGATGTTTTCTGTTACCCAATCGAACATTCCTGCGGCTGGCATCAGCTTTATGTAAGGAGCGAAATCTTCCACAAAGTGGGCAGGCGGGAGAGGTCTATTCAGATTGCCTTCTTCTCTCGCCATAATCATTCCTTACGATGTTTGTTCGTCTTTATCCGGCTCCGGAACGTATTCCATCTCCTGCACGTTATCAGGTGCCAGGTATACCCATGAGCCGTCCTCACGTGCTATGCCGATGAAGCCGTTAATAATCTCGGGCTGAGATCGCTTCATCAGACCTTCATGCGTTTCGCCTGTTTTGGTTTTGACTGTGATGCGGTAGGTTTCAGCCATGTTTGCTCCAATAAAAAACCGCCCGGAGGGGGCGGTTATGGGTCACTCGATTGGCTGTATCCAATGAGCTATTTCGATTCCATTTTTATAAAAGGCTCGATAGATGCCAATAGGTTTATCTGGTTCTTTAATGTGCGGGTCTACAGAGAAGTCAATGACTCGGTCGTGCAGGTCAAAATTATTCAGGTCGCTTTCGTAAATTATCTGATTATCTTCGAATCTCATCGCAGTATCCTAATCCAGCGCCATTTGAATAAATATACCATTATCTAGCCCACTGGCAGCTGGTATTTTTTGTAATGGAGATCCGTTGTGAAAGAGGCTCTCACATCTTCTTAGGCTGCTTGGTCATTGAGGTCGTGACCTGCCAGCAATGCGGCCACCCACTGAATTCCACGCGGAGTGAACTTGGCCTGAGTGAAGGCATGGCCGTTGTTCTGGTTCTCTCCGGTTTTCATGGTGAAGCGGCCAGCATCGAGATGTTGAGCATAGGGTGTCAGTTTTCCGGCCAGCCGATACATGATGCCCTGCTCTATCAGGAACAACCGAAAGTCCGTTTCTTTCACCTTCAGCAGTTTCGCTGCTTCGCGGAAGCCCATCGCGCCAGTTGCCTCGACGTAGTTATCAACGAATTCGACTTTAGGTGCGGCAATAGCGAGCTTGTTTTCCAGCTCCGCTTTCTGCTCTGCAAGGTCTGCCGCCAGGCGCAACGCTTCCGGCAGGCTCTGCGGTATTCTCACGGGCTGGCTAAGTTGGGCCTCAAGTTCCTGCCAGCGATCAACCAGGCGGGCGGTAAATTCAGGCGAAAGCTGAGCAACGACAATAATACTGTCACGCTTACCCTGCTCGCCTTCAAACACATAAACACTCACTGGACGGCCCGCCGTGGGCTTTTCCTCAATTTGAGGAGAAGCAATCGTGCCCCGCTCAATAAGGCTTTCTATCGTGCGCTTAACGTTATCGTGCCGCTTTTCTACCAGCTCAGCTATTTCAATGCTGGTCATTACTAACGGATGGTCATTTACTGGATATTGCATAGGTTGGTGCTCCTATAGAGAAACAAGCCTGTCGCACAGATTAAGCCGTACCCTAAGACGCACCATTTACGGATAATCTCAGGCTTGCTTTTCTGTAGGCTTAGGGATTGATGTTTGCGCGTGCGAAGCGCATAAAAAAGCCCCGCATAAGCGAGGCCGATATTGCTTTGTTGCTGGTGATGCATCTTCGTGTGGGTTGTCACGATTGAAGGTGTATCAGTTCCCCACTGAATGGCTAGTCGTTATGCCCACAGAAGGAATGGCATCATCAGGCTCACTAGTTTGAAATCTTTGTGGCGCTATTGGTTAACTCTGCCTGGAAAGACAGGATAGATAGAGGCAATAAGACGATTGCTCTGCGTGTACGTGTACAAAGCAGGATTTTATGTATAAGTATATCTGGATAATTCTTATAAAATAGGCCCGCCGCTTGATATACAGGCTATATAGACCAGGATTAGTTCCATCTTGTTGATGGAGTGGCTCCTAAAAACAAGCACCGTGAAATATCAGGGACGAAAAAAAAAAGACAGGAACGTCGTATAAATATCCAAGATAAAAGCACCAGGGAAACCGAATCAACGCTGCGTTATAGATAATAATAAAAGAAGTATCGATCCTGTCGTCGCCCCAGTCATGGGGCTTTTTTTTACTTCAAACACTGCTGCCGGATGTAGTCCTGCAGGACTCTCAGGGATGCTTGGTCTCTGATGATTCCGGCTCGGATACTGAGAACGTTTCGTCCAGCAACGTCAGAGAGTTCGACGGCGGCATCATTGCCCATGCCGGAGGTGCCGGAGGTTTTGGTTGTTGCTGACACAGGGCAGCCTCCTTTGACGCGCACCCGGCCACCATTATCGAGACGCTTACGCAAAGCATCATTTTCAGCATTCGCATCGGCAAGTTCCTGTGTGTACTTGGCGTCGAGCGCTGCGACATCGCGCTGGCGAGTCTGCATGTCTTTGATAGTATCTTTAGCCAGATTTAATTCACGATTAACTTTGGTTAAAGATGCCTGGGATTCTTTGAGCGCTGACCGGTAATGACTGGCGATGACAATAGCGATTGCCAGCAGCAGGCTCATTGCTGCGAAGAGGATGAGCTTCCATTTAAAGGTCATTTTCACTTTCCGCCAGGCACATAGAGCGCTCCATCTCCCGCCGGTTCTGCAATCCCTTCCACTTCATACCGCCTGCATAGACCCAGCGGCGCATTTCTTCACAGGCGCCTTCCTGGTCGCCATTATTCAGCTTGCGAAGAAGCGTCGACTTAGCGAATGCGTCACTGCCTACGTTGAACACGAAGCTGTAAAGCGAGGCGCGCTGGTATTCGTTAAGCGGAACCTTGACCAGCCTGTCTACTGTCGCTTTAGCTGGTTGCAGGTCTTTCCACAAAAGCCGGTCACATTCTTTGTCGGTGTAGGTCTTACCGCGAATGATGTCGTTGCCAGTGTGGCCGTCGCAGACAGTCCAGACGCCAGCGACATCTTTGTAAGCCTGATACTTGCGACCCTCTACGCCATCCTTGCCACCGATGAATATCGTGGCGATGACCATCGAACCTGCACCCGCTGCGGCAATCAGTTTATTTCTCAGTGAGGAGGGGATAGCCATCGTTAGTCCTCCTTTGATAACTGCCCGGCTGCGGAAGGCCATCGCTCGAACGCCTGAATCTGCGCCAGCGTGGTTTTGCGTTTGTAATACCAGTTGATACCGAACGTCAGTAGCGCCACGACAATACCGGCGATAACGCCTACTGCGCTCCACTCGTCAGGACTTAGCCGGGTCAACAACCCATTAGCCACCGTCCCGGCAGATGCGCCATAAGCTGCGCCAGAAGCTAATTTGCTCATATGTGACATCTCACACCTCCGATAGGAAGTGCTGTGGTGTAGTTAGGAAAGGCCAGCGAGGCATTGGATGCGAGGGTTCATCTGTGATTGATTGCCTGTGGCCTAATGCGAAAAAGGCCCGCCGAAGCGAGCCTTAAATATTTGGAGTGATTTGATTGTGGTGGCCGGCGCTGAACTCCGGATTGCTAAATTATCTTCGCTTTAGCGGGCCTTTTGCGCATCAGCCTGCGCATTCACCACAACGGAAAGGAAACTGCCCGGAATCGCACCGACGCCAGCGCTTACCTGGCTTAAAAAGTTCAGCTCCCTTACCTGTTACGGACTCCGTTTCGTGGAGCTGACGGCTGGAGATCAACCCAGCACCGATATGGGATTTACTAAGGCGATATGCCCGTTGTTACCCACGAATGAGAGCACTGAGTAGGGATTCGAACCCTCTGCCTGGCAATGGCGATCTCCGGCGTCGCACAGTGCTCTCATTGGTGGGCGCCCATTATTAATCACACCGGGCCAGTGCGCCAGATTCGTTGATGAGGAACTGGAAGACCTCACTGGTGTTTGGCCGTTAGGCTACTGCCAGGAATTGCTCATCGTTTGCATTTATCTTTGTGGTCAGTTTCTAAAAAGCCCGCAAAGTCGCTAACGTGACGAAAACTGGAAAGAGCACTGACGAGCGTCGTCACAATTCCACATCAACCTTTCGCATCTGTGCTATTCGGGGGATGCGGATTGCCGTCTGCCTAATGCCCTTACCGGATTTCGCCAATAAAAAAGCCCCGAGCTATTAACTCAGGGCTTTTGCCATGCCAAGCCAGCATGCAGACTCTAAATATTATCTGCGGCCGGGTGGCGTGGACTTCAATTTGGGCTGCTCAGTTCGCTTTTGCTCCGAGCATACACAAAATGTACTACTTCTATTTCGCGATGGCAACACTTTCGGAAAATATTTATTAATTAAGCCGCCAATTGAGGAAATTCATTCTCAATTTCACGCCTCATTGCGAAAAATATTTCCGAGTCGAGCACATTCTCACACCAGACAACGCGACGCCGACATGACTGCACATCCATTCCGGTTGCATGGCTCATCAGCCTGGCGATATCTTGCGTGCAATTGCGGTTGCAATATCGCTTAATAGCTACATCGCGGACGGGGCTTTCACGGTGAAAGGTTTTGACCATTACGCGTTCAACAAACGCTGCATCATCTGATTCTTTGGCGAGAGCGATGATGTTGCTGAATGAAGATTGCGGGATGACCAGCTCGCGAGCTTTTTGATAGAGAGCATCGCCCCGCAAGCCTTCTTCCTCGTATAGCCGCATGACAACGCTTTCTATCTGCTTAGCCTTATCATCGCTCCACTGGCTGCGAATCATTAGACGCCCGATAACGTTGATGGCCCCAGCTGGAGAATCGTCTCCTGCATTAACTTTGCCCCATACCTGAAGCATGTAATGCGCCCATGCTTTCTGGCGGGAGTTGATGGTTTTCTTCGGGTGCTTCCATACGCGGCGAAAGTGAGCATCGTCGATGAAATTAACCATGCCAAATACTGGTGTAAGTCTCTTCACGCTGCATCCTCCGGGCCTTTTGGCTTATTGAGTCCGAGGCGATTGATAACTTCCCGGCGCATTGCTTCCAGGCGCTTGCGCGTCTCATCGTTGGTCTTCAGTGCATTGTCGATATCTTCGAGCATTTCGCGGTCCTTCTGGCGCTGCTGCGCTGATGAGATATGGGTTACTGTGCTCATACTGGCTCCCCCACCATTGAATCTAGTTGTCGCCTTAACATCTTCAGCGCACCGTCCGGGAATGGCTGGCGTGCAAAGCCGGTAAATATGCCGCGCACTTTCCTGTCGCTCAGTCGTGGCATTAAAGCGGTCACTGTGGCGCGGATAGTGGAGTTGATTTTTCGTCCATCTTTCTGCGCCATCTTCGCTGCCAGCTCCACCGTCACCAACGCATCTAGGTATTCCTCGCAGACCTCTCTGCTTACTTCGCTCATGCAGCCTCCGACATAACTTGGTCATGATTCAGGTATGCGCCCCAGCAACTGACCAGCATCTTTGACCGGACGACCGCGCGCTCTTCATTGCACCACCGGCAAAACCAGTTCACTGCGCATTCAATTTCCTGGCGGATTGAATCGGGCCCGCTGAAGCTAACTGGATAAACGATGTCGTCGAAAACTGCGGCTGTGCTCATTGGGTACTGGATTCTGCTCATGCGGCCTCCTCCCTGCTCTCGCGCAGTGCTTTGGTTTTCTGTCTGTAGTGCCTTGCCAACTCCTGCAAATCCTCACGTGTCCACTTCTTTTTCTCGTGCGGGCCCATCAATTTTTCGTAGGCTTCCTGCCCGATTTTTTCGATGAGCCTCGGACGGTATTCCCCGATATTTCCCGACAGGTACGAATTACAATGTTCGCACTGGATATGACAGTTGGTTTCGTCGTACCGGGTTTCCGGGGAAGCCGCGACCGTCCTGAAATGGCCTGCGTTCATTTTTGCACCCGTAAGCCTGCCGCAACTTATGCATGGACTGCTGGCATCTCTCGTGCGGATGTATTCGTTAAATGCCTGCTGGGTGATTTTGTGGAAGTAGCTGAGTGGCTTTAAGGCGAGCTTTCGAATCTTGAGTTTGTCTTTCTGCTGCTGTTCTTCTCTTCGTCGTTTCTTCTCTGCTGCTTTGAGTGCTTTGTCGCGTTCCCTGCTTCGTCGCTCCAACGCTATCTTTGCGCCACATTCTGGGCCACACCACCACTGGTTAGCGAATGCCGGGTGGAACCACTCTCTGCACTCTTCATTTTTACAGCGCCTGCGAGGTGATTTAGCCATTGATCAACTCCTTCTGGCCCTCGTCTTCGTGAGAGAAATCATCACCGTCAATAGGCATCAGGTATTGCGGCGGGAATAGCGCCCAGCCGTTGCCGGACCAAATTGGAGACTCTTTCCCCATTTCGGACTTCACATCTCCTGTTACCAGCCAGCACTGGCAATCACTGCAATTCACCGTTGGCCTTCCATGCGGGGACTTAAATGACCCGCGCGCCGTTACCAGTTCAACCGTAGTGACACATTTTCCAATGTCAGATTGCTTATTGCTGTCTATTATCAGCGCCATCCCGCCTGCGCGTAACTCACTCATCTTCATCCTCCGCCACTAAATGATTCGGATCTCGATATACCAGCCATTCGTTGATGCACTCGCCGCATGCATATACCTCGTCGGCATCCAGTTGCTTGCTGCATCCTGCGCAGAGAGCTCTGGCTATGCTCTGCTGCTCGTAAATTTGGGTTTGGATGGGGTTAAGCATCTTGGCTTCCCTGCATCATGAGGAAAGTAATCATCGCCGCACGCAGAGGGTTTTTCTGGTATTGAGTCCCGATGGTTCGGCCAAGGTTGGTTGTATGGCACCACGTTGTCTGAGGCTCGGTGCTGTTATCGCCATCAAACTCAATCGATATTCGATGCTTTGAGATAATCGGCCATGCGGCGCCGGGGTCGTTGCAGTAGTCGGTGCGAAACCTCTGTGAAACCAGGTGCCCTACCATGTTATTAATTTCATCATCACTTAACTTTGAATAGTCCATCAGTGCAGCCTCGCTGTGTTTGTGCCGTCTACTGGCTCAATGGTGATAACCAGCTCTTTGTCTTCCAGTTGCCAGATGAGCCCTTTGTCTTCTTCGCCTTCTGTCGCCTGCTCGACGAAGCCCATCAGGTAATTCATCAGGATGTTCATGGCATCCACGCCATCGCCCTGCATGTCTTCCATGAGGTCGGCGAAACGCTCTGCGTACTCGTATTCATTGGTCATGCTTCCTCCTGGCGCGCAGGCGTTCCCACATCACATCGTGAAGGTGAGAGGTATACGCGAAGGTTTTTATGTCGGACGGGGATACTTCTGGCTTTCGTTTCTTTCGGTGGGTAACGCGGTAGATGCAGTTTTCGCAGACTATGTCGGTGATACTTCGTCGCTGTCGCCTCACTTATACCTCCCGTCAGTGAATCTGACGCCCTGCCCGGTCGCCCACGCTATCGTGTAATCGATGAGGCTCGACATGCGCTTTACGCTCATCTCAGCGCTGCTCTCGCGGATGTTTACGTATTCACCCTCAAGACCTGGCACCACCTCCGCCTCTTGCTTTGTCGCCACGGCGTGACCGCTAATTAGCAGCACCTTCCATTGCTCCGGACGCAGCCATTTTCCGCACCACTGAACCTGCGCAGCGATATCCGCCAGGAGCGCGTGAAATTTCGCGTTCTGGTCAAGGTTGCGCTTGTAGTCGGTGATTCTGATTGTGACCGGGCGGTCGGTGTTGATGGGAGAGGCAAGGATGGTGTTTATTGCTGACTGCTGATGCTGCTTACTTCGAAGGAATATTGTTTGTTTCATCTCATAGCTACTCCTCTGCAACTATGTCATGCAAGTTACCGCTCATAAGGCCGAACTTTACGCATTCCAGAGCGCCAACCGCCTCAGATAGCCCTATATCTCCAGTATATTCCATGACCAAATCGTGAATTCTCTTCGCTAATTCTCCAGCCTGAGGTCGTTTAGTCTGTACTGGTAACCTTTTAACTTCGCTCATCACTCCCCCTTAACCTTGAGACCGGCGGCGAGGATGGCATCTTCACAGCCTTCAATGCCATCATCCATTCCTGCTGCGTAGTCGCACGTGTAACCGGCATCTAACGCCTCTCTGGTTGTAACTCCATTCGGAAGCTCAATCTCTACCGCCGCGCGGGATGCCTGCCATGCTGCTGACGCAATCATCTTGATGACTTGAGCACTCAACTCGGTGCTGTTATTAACCTCTTCGTATTCCTTGCTGAACCAATCTAAAAACTGCTCTCTACTCTTATCCACGGCGCTTCTCCTCTTTAACCAATACGAATGCACTGCACAGCAGAATCAGCGCGTCAGTGAACATCAGGCCGTCCTGCTTAACGATGGACGAGAACATGAAGCACAGGCCGATGAAGACCAGCATTATGATGCTCATGCCCGCATCTCCTGCCGCACAGCGCGCAGCTGCTGATTGATAAACGCCGTCAGGTGGTTAGAGCATCCGAACTGGCATAACTCATGCGCTGTCACATAGAGGAATGAGCCCTGGTGCTCGCTGCATTTCTCAGAGCTGTAGCGCTCTAGTCGCCCTGCGTCGTGCTCATCACGGAGTATTCGCTGCACCGCACCCATATCGAGACCAGTACCCTCTGATACCTGGCGAGACGATACTGGACCATGCTCAGTGACGTATTCGCGGATGCGCTGGCGATTCGTTTTCCCCTCGCTCAGCTCATACATGCGGCAGCGCGTACCCATGCCGGCACTTGCAGAGCGAGTTAACACGCCCTCTTTCACCAAGCCGCAGATGACCGTAGCTACGCGCTCGCCCTTGCCGCCAAGTTCCTCTACGAGTTGCTTAACGGTTCCTTTCCGGTTCATTTCGAACCATTTCATTATTTGCAATTTGGTTATCATGACGATTCTCCGCTCAATACCTCGCGCGGCTTATCTCTTCCAAAGCAATTAGCAGGCTGGAATTGAGATATTGTTTAGTGAGTGTTTCGATGTCGATGAAGCGAGGGGTGCCGATGTAGGCTGATATTACCTGGATGTCGTCTCGGGTTATTTGCATGGCGGCTCGGGGAGCGGTTGCCAGTGGGTAGCCGGAAGCTCCCTCCCAGAAACGACTGATGTGAAGTATCGGTAATTGGATCCCGAGCGCTCCATTTCGCCAACATTCACACAACCATTATCTGCGGTTAGAACTATTTCACCCACTTCTGGCATCCGCTCGCTGCATGGAATCCAGCCACCAACCGCCTTACCTGCCAGCGATTCGAACTGCTGCGATGTGGTGTCGGCTTGAGCCTGCTCTGCTTCCATCATTTGCTCATACTCAGCAATCTGTCGGTCATACGGCAGAGAGTCATCAGCAATATCCGGCGCGGGCGGTGCTGTGCAATCACATTCAATTAGAATTGGCTCTCCCCATGGCTGCACCCCGCCGCTATCTGCTAAACCAGTGTTGCCGCATTTTTGGCAAACGGCTGACTCTTCCGTCTCCCGCTCTTTGCGCAGCGCCAGAAGCTCGTCCATCGCTACAATGCCGAGACCAAACATGTCGTACTGCGCTTTGTCTTCTACCGGATCGTAATCTTGCTGCCAGACTGAGAATGCCATTCGAAGGTCTTTTAACAGCTCATTGCTAATAGTGCTCATCAAAATCCCCCTTTCTTGTTCGGTTTGCGTTCGCGCTCTTCCCTGCGGAAACGCGCCTCTTGCTGGTCGATGTCGTAAAGAATGCCGTTGCGCTGCTCAACGTAAACAATGCCTGTGTTGCCGTGGCGGTTGAGTCGCAAAAGCAACTCTGTTTCTGCCGGATTAACCGTGTCGTCATCCTCCGATTCGCGATAGATACCGAGCCAGTAGTCACAGTCCTGCTCAATCTGTCCGGTAGAACGTGAGTCGCTCGGCAGCGGGCGCTTATTGGCGCGAGCCTCTGAGCCGCGGTTAAGCTGAGCCAGAAGCACGACAACGCAGTTAAGCTCTTTAGCCAGTACCTTGAGACCTTTGGTGATGATGCCGTAAGCCTGCGCCTCGGTATCAGCCTTCTCGGCAGCCATGAGTGTCAGGTAATCGACAAGAACCATCCCCACCTCGCCGCGCTCGCGCTTGATGCGGCGCGACTCGGATACGATGTGAGCCAGAGACAGGCCCGGCGTGTCGTCAATGTAGAGGTTGTTGCTGTCGGCAATCTGCGTACCCATGGCGAGCGCCTGGGCGAACTGGTTTTCGTTGTAGCCGTTCTGGTAAAACACATCAGACTTCACGCGGGAGTGCTGCGAGATGATGCGCTCTACCAGTTGCTCGGTTGGCATTTCGAGGCTGAATGCGAGGGTTGGCAGGTTTTCTACCAGTGCGCAATGGATAGCCATTTTCTGATAGACGGTGGTCTTGCCCATCTTCGGGCGCGCACCGACAACGAAAAGGGATCCGCGCACGATTCGCTTGGGCTCCAGCATTTCGTCCAGCGCTTCAATCCCCGATGTCAGGCCTACCGATGACGGGTTGCCCTCCAGTCGCTCACCGACCTGATAAGTCCATTTGTTGAATGCATCCCTGAACGTCATCAGGCCACGATGATTTCCGGTTTTTGCTTTGTCATCGACCTTCATCGCCAGCGCCTGCACCGCTTCCAGCTTCTGCGCGGTCGTCATCCCTGAACGCGAGTAGAGTACCTCAAGCATCTGCGTTGCCTGCTCGATTGCCATGCGCTCGGTCGATTTGTCCTTCACGACATTGGCGTAGTGCATGACGTTTGCTGCACTTGGCGTGTTGCGGGAAATGTCTGCCAGATAAGCAAAGCCGCCTACCTGTTCAAGCTCTCCCTGCATTTCCAGAGCATCTGAAAGCGTCAGCATATCCAGCGCTTTGCCTTTGGCGTTCAGCCCCTGCAACGCTGCGAAGATTCTGCCGTGCTGCCTGCTGTAGAACATGTCCGCATTCAGGAAGCCGAGCACCTTCTGGACGTTGTCGCTGTCCGGGGCGACCATCACTGAGCCGAGAACGGCCTGTTCAGCTTCGTAGTTACATGGCGGGGTTTTGATGTCATCGGTCATCGCGATCACCCTCACGAACTTCGATGTAGAGCTTAGAGTTTAGGAAGCTGTCAAACTTCATGCGGCGCCACGTCCTGCCGGTCTTCTGGTCAGGCCGGTCTTCCAGCATCCAGCGGCAGTTTTCGCTGATGTATTTCAGGTATCCCCTGAAGCCTTCCATGTCGAGAGGCTTGCCATCCAGATTGCGGGCGATCTTGTTCGCCTTGCCCCAGAAGGTGCGGATGAGGTTACGACGCTCATCAGTGAGGCATCTCCACCCCCTGGCTTCTGGCAATTCATCTTTCAGGCATTGCCAGACTTCTTCGCAGGAAATTTTTGGCTTCTGCACGACTGGCTTTTGATTCTGTTCTTCAGGCTCGTTTGCGACATACTCATTACCTTTAGGTAATGAGTTATTATTTATATTATTGTTTATGGACAAACGTTGGACATCGCTTGGACAAACAGCTCTGAGAGCCGCATTTTTACTGGTGTTTGCGTTGGACAAGTCTTGGACATTCGTTGGACAATTTTGAGCCTGAAAATCGTCATATTTTACGATGGTGATGAGACTGAATTTCTTCTGCATCGACGTGACGGTAATCATCCCTTTAGCCTCAAAACTGCGCAGGAGGCTTTTCACTTTGTTGTCGGGAATGAACGTTTCGCTGACCAGTGTCGGGCGACCTGTAATCATCTGCCCGCGCTCAACGGTGACTGGTCCAACATCGGTGTTTACGACGGCGTCCTCGTGATTTGCCTTGAGGATGAGATGCACCCAAAGATGCACGGCCTGAGAGTCCTTGTAGAGTCGGCTATCCATAAACTGGCGGTGTATAGAGACAAACCCCATACCGGCTGCCTCCTGCTGGTTTACGCGGCGTTCTTGCTGCCGGTAGTCTGCTAATTTAACGACGCCCATTCTTCACTCCTGCCTTAGCCAGTCGATAAACACCAATGAACCGTTCAGCGAACGATCTGTTATTGGCTGCCGCTACAACCAACCCGTCAGGTGATTCAGGGTGCCGAATCTCTTCTTTTTCCTGGTACTTCCTGCGTTTTCGCATTAAAATTTCTCCTGTTGATTGTGTTGGCGTAACACAGTTTGCTAAGCGTCCATGCTGTTACCGCAGCTGGGCGCTTTCTCTTTTGTAAGAAGCAGTGCTACCTGCTTTGCAAGACTCGATAATTCCTCGTCTTCAACTCCCCATTCCAGAATTGCCAACAGCATCGACATCTTCGGGATCATGCTGGATTTCCAACGGGTAATTTGCGACTCATCAACGCCCAGCTGTGATGCGATATTTCTCTGACCGCGAATAGCAATGCGGTTGAAAATGTTGCTGGTAATTGCGTTGGCTCTCTTGCGTGTGCTTGTAAGTTCCATTCGGTATTCTTCCTTTGTGATTTAGATAGATACGTGCGCAGACCGTGGGGCATGCCACTTGATTGAATTACCGCGTTGTCGGCGGTTCAGATTGGTAAAGAGCGGGTACTGCTTAGGCGGCCTGCGTATCGCGACGATTGCCAGGGAACGGCTTAAGCTCCTCAGCAGAAACTGACCCATCATCGTGGATGGTCACAGTTATGTTTCTTTTTGAATTGATAGCTTTGAATATCGCGCTTTGATAAACGCCCAGGTCACTAGCTGTTTTTGTCTGACCAAAACGGGCCGCGTAATCTTTAAGTTTCAAACGCTGCATATAGCGGTCCTCCTTATGAACAGTTTCATTATCACCGCAAGAGGTAAAATAGTCAACACATGCGGTGTTAGTGATTTATTCCATGCGGTGATAAATTTGCACCATGAACACTAAAAAGAAGCCTCTCTCCGCAGAGCAGCTAGAAGACGCAAATCGTCTGAAAGCGATTTATGAAAGTAAAAAAAATGAACTGGGCCTGTCTCAGGAGTCAGTGGCGCATGCGATTGGGGTTGGTCAGTCTGCCGTTGCGGCTTTGTTAAATGGTGTAAACGCATTGAATCACAGTAATGCAGCGGCTTTGGCAAAAGTGCTTCGTGTTGGTGTTGAAGAGTTTAGCCCTTCACTTGCAGCGGATATTGCCGACATGTATGCATCATTAGGCACTGAAAAAGGTGTTAACCCTGTGTATGAGTACCCTCTGTTTACCTCTGTACAGGCAGGAGGGTTTGCTGAGGTTGGAACATATACTGCAAAAGATGCTAAGGCGTGGGTCGAAACCACCAGGAAAGCAAGCGCAAACGCTTTTTGGCTTGAGGTGAAGGGGCATTCAATGACGGCGCCTCAGGGGGTTCGCCCAAGTTTTCCGGAAGGCATGCTAATACTCGTAGACCCGGCTGAGGGTGTGGAACCTGGTGACTTCTGCGTGGCGTCTATCAATGGCGACTCGGAAGTGACTTTCAAGAAATATGACCGTGATGCAGGCGTCAGTTATCTCGTTCCGTTAAACCCTGCGTACAGAGTTCTCGATTGCGATCACACATGCCGCATCATAGGCAAGGTAGTTAAGGCGCAGTGGCCTGAAGAGACGTTTGGGTAAAGATTTGTCGGCATTTGCCGAAATTACACACAGCACGAAGCCGTCGAAAGAACGGATCGTTTAATCTTTGCAGGGAAAATTCAGAGATTAGCTATGGAACAACATGACGTTTTTGTGTACACCGGTGACATACATCGAGATGGTTATCTCGATTTGACAAATGCAATAAAAACTCGCAAAAAAACCTATGGGCTTAGCGATGAGGTTACTTTTTGTGTTGCAACTTATGGCGGAGACCCAAATGCAGGCTATCGTATAGGAAGGGCGCTTCAACATAACTATGAGAAGGTTAATCTTTTAGTTGTAGGTCCTTGTAAGAGTGCCGGAACTCTGATAGCAATTGCCGCAGATAAACTCATTATCGGAGATATGGGTGAACTAGGGCCTCTCGATATACAGTTAAAAAAGAATGACGAAATCGGCGAGATGAGTTCAGGCCTCGTCATTATGACCGCTTTAGATGCACTAAAAGATCGCTCTATTTCGACGTTTAATTCTCATCTGGTTAAGATAAGATACGAGAATCAGATAAGCACTAAAATGTCAGCTGACATCGCTGCTAAGCTTACTGAAGCACTAGTTGCTCCTATGGCTGCTCAAATAGATCCGATTAAACTTGGAGAGCATCAGCGCGCGATGAGTATAGCTATAACATATGGTCAAAGGCTCAGCGAGAAGTCTAAATGTCTGAAAGATGGTGCTTTGTATAAGCTGATTGCTTCTTACCCTTCACATGGTTTTGTGATAGATCGCAAAGAGGCTCGCGAACTTTTTCATCATGTTGAAAGTCCAACAGGTTACGCTGAAGCGCTTTACGAAATTTTTTATCAAAAAATTCACGAGGGTGAAATTCAACCTTATGGGAAACCAAAAGTGCTTGATTTCACTATCGATCCCGAAACAACTGAGAATAACGGAGATGCCAATGCACAACCATCCGGAGATGGAGGTTCTGAACAAGATGATCCAGGACCAAATCCAGGAGAGTCAAGATCTGGCAAAACGAGCAGAGCAAAATCTAAACGACCTGAAGCGTCAGCTGGAACCCTACCAGTTCAGCAGCCCGATGACATATCACCTACAGAGTGACTATTCCGCTTTCTGAGTAAAACCAAAACCCGGCCACCGCGCCGGGTTTTTTATTGCCCTTTCCTCACCAGTTCCGCAGCATCCCTGTTAGCTCCCTTGCCTATAACGTTCCCCGTTACCCTCCTGTTGTGCTCCAACCTTTCCACCAAGTTATCTTTGGTTATAGGCACCTGAGCTGCGACCAAATCAACCACGGCAAGTCCTATCGCATTCAGAATTAAACCCGCCTTTTCGTCATCCATATTACCTCCGAAGCTCACTTTTCGACCTTCTCAGCATATCACAGGGGATTGCGCCCGATCTTTATGCATTAAAAATGAGCAGAAAAATAAATTATCTTATAAATCATAAACATCAACACCGCTTGTGATTTTTTATCTCCTGCGGTGTTGACTATAAAACCACTGGCGGTGATACTAAGTCCATCAGCAGGACGCTGGTAGCCAAACGGAACAGATTGGCATCGCTCTTTAACTTCGACGGTGCGCTGACAAAGCGCGAACAGATACCAAACGAGATGGGTTTGGGGTGTGGCTGGCGGTTGGATATTGAGGCCATGTAGCCAGCGTAAGCCCCCACAGGGCCACACCACCAAAGCCATTTCACAGGAGGACAAAGCCATGACGGTTATCCAATACGGTTCTTCGGTATCAGCTGGTAACGCTAAAACTCGCCGTCATGAGCGGCGCAGAAAGCTCGCTATCGAGCGTGACGCTATCTGCAATATCATCGACTCAATTTTAGGTTGCGAGGCTCCTGACGCTTCTCAGGAGGAATCACGCAAGCATGCAAGCCGCGTTGACCGAGCCACTTCGCTCGTAGCTCTCCGCGACAAGAAGCCGGAAGTAACCGAACGCAAGCGTAACCCGGCCAACTGCAAGCCGGTTAACCACCCTACCCACTTGATTAACGCGCACCAGAAAATGCGCGGTAAATCAATTCCGGCCTACTACGACTAATCAAAAGGATTAACAAAATGAACTCTGCTGAATTATCAAAAATTCTGGATGAGCACAAAGTGTGGGTGACTTCGTTTGGTGAAAACGGATCTAAAGCCAACCTGTACGGTGCCAACCTGAGCGATGCCAACCTGAGCGGTGCCAACCTGAGCGGTGCCGACCTGCGCGGTGCCGACCTGCGCGGTGCCGACCTGCGCGGTGCCGGCCTGTGCGATGCCAACCTGTACGGTGCCAACCTGAGCGATGCCAACCTGAGCGGTGCCAACCTGAGCGGTGCCAACCTGTACGGTTCCAACCTGTACGGTTCCAACCTGTACGGTGCCAACCTGAGCGATGCCGACCTGCGCGGTGCCGACCTGAGCGGTGCCAACCTGTACGGTGCCAACCTGAGCGATGCCAACCTGAGCGGTGCCAACCTGAGCGATGCCGACCTGCGCGGTGCCGACCTGCGCGGTGCCGACCTGCCTGATCTCACCTTTGTAATCATGGGTGAGAAATATTTTATCAGCATCACAAACGGTGAATATGTGCGAGCTGGGTGCCAGAACCACACCGCAGAGGAATGGCGTAAATACAGCAAGCATGAAATTGCTGAAATGGATGGTCGTAGGGCCCTGAAGTTTTACCCACGCTTGCTGGATATTATTGATTTCTATCTTGGCAATGGTGAAAGACCAGGCTGGTTAACCAGCAAAGAATACGCAGATGAGGTCGCAGAATAAGCGGCCTTCTTTTTGGCAGCAAGTCACTTATTTGAGGTGAGATATGGAAGAAGATTTTGAAGAGTTCGATGAACATCCTCAGGATGTGATGGAACAATACCAGGACTATCCGTATGACTACGACTATTGATAAGAATCAATGGTGTGGGCAATTCAAAAGATGCAATGGATGCCAGCTTCAATCGGAATGTATGGTTAAGCCTGATGAAATGTTTCCTGTAATGGAGGATGGGAAATATGTCGATAAATGGGCAATAAGAACCACCGCAATGATTGAAAGAGAACTGGAAAAACTAAAGGCCGCATAGTCGGACTTTCTTTTTGGCAGCAAGCCACAGAGGTGAATATGAAAAGATTTGAGGGAAGTCCAGCGCCATGGATGGTCATTGACGACCATCCGCAGATGGCATGTTTTGACATACATGGCGAGCATGGAGACATCTACATAACGATTTATCGAGTTGACGAAAATCGCGCATCACATAATGCACACCTGATAGCAGCAGCTCCTGATTTGCTCGAAGCTCTGCAAGATATGCTGTCAGGATGGAAATACATCCGAGAGCAGCATGGAGACCTTTATGGTGTCGGCTGGGATAGAGCCCAGGATAAAGCACAGGCAGCCATCAGCAAGGCTCTGGGGGAGGAGTGATGGAGTGGATTAAATGTAGCGAGCGGATGCCGGAAATCGGCCAGAGAGTTTTGGTAGCAACCGAAGGACGATCGGTTAATTGCGCCTCATACCGCCAATGGGAGAGCGCAAAAACAGAAAAAGGCCGGGCACCACGATTCGAAGATTATAGAGGTATTGTATACGGAGTTACGCACTGGATGCCGCTCCCTTCCCTGCCCGCTGAATAGCAGCCGATAGCCGACATCTGAATAGGAGAATTAAATGGGACGTAAATTTAAAGTTTGGCTGGATTCCGGTGCCAACATCCATTCGAGGTATGAGCAAGTTGTCGACCTTGAGGATGACTTAGGGATTAGCGATGAAGAGTGGGAGAAAATGGATGATGAAGGAAAGAATGAGGTTATGAAGGAAATTGCGTGGGAGCGCATGGATTGGGGCTTTGAAGAAATTTAGCAGCCGATAGCCGATTCATGGAGTCGGTTATCTGATGCAATCCGCATCATAACCAAGACAGGAGAGAAGATAACTGTCCTGGTTAAATGGAGAAATAACCCTTGTTGTCTGTTCGCCCTCTCCGGAGGGCTTTTTTTCGCCTGGAGAATGTCATGTCAAAGAAAATTGAAGATTGCTATGCCCCGTATGTCCGCAACTTTCTGGAAGATAATTGGGACGATTTCGTAGATAAGCTCGCCGAAAATTATGGCGAAGACGACGCGGAAGAAATCGCCGAAGAAATCGTAAAAGCACTGATCTGACAAAGGCCGCCTAAGCGCGGCTTTTTCATGCACGCATATCAACAAGGCTGCTTATTAGCGCGGCCTTTTCGCTATGCCAATTAACCAAGGATAACACCATGCAACAGTTCGCTTTTGCAGGGTGGCCTGTTGTGGGCTGCTCTGAATCGCTACTCGACCTCATCACCCGCCGCATGCGCGGTATCTGCAAGACGCTTAAGGAGCTGACATGTACGGCAATCAAACAGTAAACCATCAGGCCCTTATGGCCGCGCAAAACAAGGCGATCATCGCTCGCTTCCTGGGTAACGGCGACATGTTGCTGGAAGCTGAAAAGCAGATGAAGCAGGCCGTCAGCATGCCCTGGTACCGGAGGACGCAATGAAGCACCTCAACCCTCGCGACATGACGGATGAGCAGTTCTATCGGCTTGTCCATGACATTTTCGAAAATTACTCAGAGCAGGAATCCGAACATGACAACAAATCCTCCCCGTCTCGCGTCGACGATTGCGATCAGCAAGATATGGCGTGAAGCATATATCAAGATGGCGCTCGAATACCGTCGCGCTGGCGACCGCAGGGAGAAAAAACTTGCGCTGCTCGCGGCAAAACTTGAGCGCATGAACGTTCGTGAATTACTCGGCCCTGCGCCGTTCTGAGGTTTCTATGAGCAAAGAGTTTTATGCCCGTCTGGCAAAAATACAGGCCCATCTTAACGCGCCGAAAAACCAGTACAACTCATTCGGCAAATACAAATACCGTAGCTGCGAGGACATTCTGGAAGGTGTTAAGCCGCTTCTGGATGGGCTGTTTCTCTCAATAAGCGATGAGATTGTGCTGATTGGTGACCGCCATTATGTAAAGGCCGTGGCAACCATTACTGATGGCGAGACCAGCCACACCGCCACTGCAATGGCCCGCGAGGAGGAAAGCAAAAAAGGAATGGACGCAGCGCAGGTTACGGGCGCGACAAGCTCATACGCTCGCAAGTACTGCCTTAACGGACTGTTTGGCATTGATGACGCAAAGGATGCGGATACTGACGAGCATAAACAGCAGCAATCAAGGCAGGAAAGCAACGCGCCGGCTAAAAAGCCTGCCTCGCCCGAGCAGGTTTTAAAGGCGTTTACTGAGGCCGCCTCCGCAAAAAATAGCGTCGCAGAGCTTAAGGGCGCTTTCGCTAAGGCGTGGAAGATGCTGGAAGGTACGCCTGAGCAGCAAAAGGCTCAGGACATTTACAACATTCGCAAAGATGAACTTGAAGGGATGGAAGCGTAATGGCGCACTCAATAACAGTAAAACTCAACAAGCCAGCCAGGGAGTTTCAGGCAGGCGAAAGCATCGGATTCAATGTCCGCGCAGGCGTTCAGTATTACGACAGGCAGTCCAAGAAAAAGGAGTGGACGAACTACAGCGCCGCTGTGTTTGCCAAGCCGGGTCCGCAAGCGGATTACTACCGCGGCGTGTTGGTTGAAGGCTCTATCGTGGAGTTAACTGGCGACAGCATTAAGGTTGATGTTTACCAGGGAAACAGCGGGCAAACCATCACTCTTGAGCTTCAGAATGCAAGGGTTGGCTTCGCTTCGTCAGGCCATCAGCAGTCGTCGCAAACAACCTCCGGCGCAGAACAGTTCGACGATTCAATCCCCTTCTGATTTAACCCAATAAGGCCATCAATATGTCATCACCTCTTCCCGGGGCGGGATACGCACGCCCGCCAAAACGCTCCGGCACCAAAGAAGAGGTGCTGGCGCGCATCAAAGCACACCTGCAAGAGACGCTGGGAAAGCAGTACGAAACCGAGAGCAAGGAAGCTCGAATGATCCGCCAGGCTGATGCGCTGGCTGACCGATTGCTGTGGGACAAAAACAGCGCCGCATCTTTCCGCCCCGGATTCGTCACCACCGGCCCGCGCCGCCCTGAAGAAACAGATAACCGTATGCGCCGCTTCCTCGGTCGCTACGGTCACGTTCGTAGCGATTAAGGAGTTAACCATGTCCAGAGACCAGGCAAATTATTTAACCGTCACGGTCGGAGGCAAGTCTGACCGCAAACACACTCCGATGCCGAGCCGCGAAGAATTGATGGCCCGCAACAGCTTCGGCTCTGTGAATAACAACCGCTATCTGAATCGCTGGTTTGGAGCGAAGAAATGAACAACGACGAATTAATCGCAGCTGGTCACGAGCTGGCGAAGTGCCTCGACAGCGATACACCGCTGATGGATATCGCGCCGCTGCTGAGCAAGATGGCGACGCAACTGGATGTTACCACCGCGGCGCTGCGCGAAAAGACGAAGCAGTGCGACGCGCTGGCGACAGAGAATGCGTTGCTGAAGTCTGCAATTCAAACGCACAGCGAATCAGTTCACTTTTGCAAGGTGTGCGGGAAAGACGATCCGTGCAGCACAGATGATGTTTGTTATGTGCTCAAAGAAACCCCCGCCACCGACGCATTCCTGCGCGAAGTGCGGGCTCAGGGGGTGGAGATGTTCTCTAAGCAGCAGCGTTCGTATATCGGCAATCCGAGCAAGAATGATGCTGCGTCAAGTTATTGCTCTAGAGAGGCGCTCAAGTTTTCTGACCTTCTGCGTCAAGGCGGTGCCGCATGACCATCGACACAGCAAAACTGAAAGCGGCGCCGCGACATTCTGTAGACGGCTATGGACGTCAGGATATTTCCTACAACGACCCGGAAGGGGAATTTGTTTTTTACAGCGATTATGAAGCGCTGAAAGATGCGCTGGAAGCCGCGCATAAGCGCATCGCTGAGCTGGAGGCTCGTGAGCGACATAACGAGCGCCAACGCGTTATCGATGGCCTGGCTGCTGCTGGCGAGCCGTGGGAAGAAATTCAGGAATACATGAAAGCCTGGGACGAGGCTCGCGCCGCGGGCATCAATCTTGAGACAGGGGGTGAAGCGTGAGCGTAGAACTGGTCGATAAACGCCGAACGGGCCAGCGAATCTCCGGACTCGGCCTGGCTAACGGCACGTGGTTTGCGGTGCTGGACATTCCTGGAATGGAAAAACTGGTCAACCAGCAACACACCAACGATCCGCTTGATGTGACGCCAGCCAAAGCCAAAAAAATGGCGGCCCTCGTTGAGGCGTGGACGCCGCCTGATGGATGGTCTGGAAGCGATCCCGAAAAGATGAAGAGTTTCATCGTCGAATTTCTTCGCGATTGCAACGGTTTCAGGAGCTATTGAAATGAGCGAAATAAGAGAGCCCGTGACGCACAATTTAAAAATTTGGCCTGAACACTACTCTGCTGTTTGCGCTGGCGTTAAACGCGCGGAGCTACGCAAAAATGACCGCGACTACCGCGCCGGTGACACTCTCGACCTGTGCGAGTGGGATAAACATGACGAGTCGTTCACAGGCGAGTTCATCAGCGTAACGGTGACGCACGTAGCTGACGTTGGCGAGTGGATGCCAGGGTATGTGCTGTTGAGCATTGAGCTGGCGCTGCGGGAGCGGGCGGAGCCTGTGACCGCGCCCGATCTGCATAAAGTCATTTACCACTTCCGAGACTTGAATGAAGGGTTTCCGGTTGAAAGGTTTAAAGCCGATTATGTAATTAGCTGGATGCTGGCTAACTACCCGCCCGCACCGCCCGCGCCGGTTGTGCCTGTTGAAACCTTTGAAGAATGGTCGCGTCGATGCGAAATCCAGCTCACGTTGTGCCGCCCGGAATTCCGCGAAGTTGCCGAGATAACCTGGAACGCCTGCCGCGCCGCCATGCTCGCAGCGCCGGGCAAGCCGGTAGCTGCTGGCTGGATAGCGTGTAGTGAGCGGATGCCTGAACTCGATACCCGCGTACTTCTATATTTCCCAGATTACGGCGGGCATATCGAAGATGGCTGTATAGGCGACGAAGGGGATGGGCATTATCACTACTTCTTTGATGGAGATTCATTAAGGCATGAGCCTACACACTGGATGCCGCTGCCGGAAGCGCCGGGCAAGGAGGGGGGATGGATTGGATAAATAAATATGCATGGTACGGAAGGAAGGCAGCCTCCTCTGTACTTCCATTCATTCTGGGGATAATCGCCGAACAAAGGGCTTCTGATTATGCCCTGTGGTTCACAATCCCTGTGATTATCTTCTTCGGATGGGCACGTAAGACGCGTGCAGCTAATGATGTATGGTTCAGAGGGAACCGCGGACCTACTGATGATGACGACTGACGCCTAAACTCTCACCTTGTTGCGCCACGAATTGACAGCCCGACCACCTCAATTTACTGTATATAAATACAGTTATTTTGGGATGCGTCATGAGCAAAGACTCGGACTACTTAATCATCTATCGCGGCGAGATACATCACCACATAACGCCCGGTCGGTGGGTGCTCATTCAGCGTGCTAAGGAGTACGGCGGCGGGTGGTGGCTGGGGAAGGCATACGGTGATGTTTTTATGCTGGAGTTTGAGAAGCCATGTTCGATGACCGCAGCATCGGAATACATCATGTCGCATGGAAGGATGAGCACATTCCCGCCGTGGGATGACAATTTTGAGTTAACACCATGACCCGCCTAGGCGGGTTTTTTATTGCCTGGAGATAATGATATGAGAGAACTTCGCGACGACTCGTTCATTGACATGAAGTTTATGATGGAGGATGCTGGTTACTCGGCGAAATATTTCTACTCACAGATCAACGCCGGAAAACTCCCTAAGCCGATCAAACTTGGTCGCACATCACGATGGCTCTATGGCGATTATCTTGCCTGGAAGCGCAGCTACCTTCACGACCTGCAAAAAGCATCCTGAATATGTTTTGCGGGCATAACTGCGGGCATTATTTTATTCACTATATAAATTCCTTAACAATCCCCTGCGCTTACCCGATTCGTTAGGTGTCTGCAGGGGACACCAGATATAACTCTCCTGATGTCTACCGAATTCAATAAAAACCTTTTATAATCAGCCATAACCCCTCTTCTCAGGCTATGCGACGTCAACTGAAGTCTACCCATATCTACGTGAATCAATAAACGTTTGGGGGCCTAAGTGGGGGCTTATCCTGTTCAACGGAAAATGAGGCCCCCAAATGCCACTGAATGCTCGTCAGGTCGAGACTGCAAAGCCCAGAGATAAAGCCTATAAACTCGCTGATGGCGGAGGGCTCTATCTCATGGTCAATACTAACGGTTCAAAGTACTGGCGAATGAAGTATCGATTTGCCGGTAAAGAGAAAAAACTCTCGTTCGGAACCTATCCTGACATCTCACTTGCGGAAGCCCGCACTAAGCGCGATGAAGCGAGAAAAACATTGGCAAATGATAAAGATCCCGGTGAAGTTAAAAAAGCCGAACTACTTGCCCAAAAACTATCGGTTACGAATACTTTTGAAGCGATAGCGGTTGAGTGGTACAACGCAAAAGTTTCTGGCTGGTCAAAAAACTACGCTGACTATGTTAACCGGGCCTTCAAAAACAATGTATTTCCCTTTGTTGGATCGCAGCCGGTTAATGAGATAAAGCCACTGGAGCTTCTGTCTGTATTGCAGCGTATGGAAAAGCGAGGTGCGCCGGAGCTTGCCAGTAAAGTGCGCCAACGTTGTAGCGAAGTGTTCCGTTACGCTATTGTTACTGGCCGAGCCGAGTACAACCCTGCGGCTGATCTTGGTAGTGCTTTACAGGGGTACGAGAAACAACATTATCCCTTTCTTACTGCTGCTGAGCTACCCGAGTTTTTACAAAAGCTTTCACAATACACCGGCAGTCTAGTAACGCTTCTGGCGACCCGACTACTCATGCTTACGGGCTTACGAACCGTCGAATTACGTATGGCAGAATGGAGTGAAATCGACTTCGAAAACCATATCTGGGAAATACCGAAAAGTAGAATGAAGATGAGGCGACCCCACATAGTGCCCCTTTCTGCTCAATCCTTAGCAGCACTTCGGCAACTAAAGCAATTGACCGGTACTTACCAGTTTATCTTTGCAGGTCGAAACGATGTTAATAAACCAATGAGCGAAGCCAGCATCAATATGGTTATTAAAAGGATTGGTTACGATAAGAGAGCAACCGGACATGGTTTTCGTCACACCATGAGCACAATCTTGCATGAGGAAGGATTCAACACTGCTTGGATTGAGACCCAGCTCGCGCATGTGGACAAGAACGCGATTCGCGGGACCTATAACCATGCGCAGTATCTTGAAGGGAGGAAAGAGATGATGCAGTGGTATGGGGACTATTTGGATGGATTGCGATTGGATGGAAACGTTGCCAGAGTTAGTTAATGAAGAGCCGATTCGAGTTCGGCCTTCGCACCAACAGTATGTAAATAGACCTCAACTGAGGTCTTTTTTTATGCCTAAAATGAATCGCCACGGGTTTAACAGACACCTCAGAGTCATTTAAGATGGCTTAAAGAGAGGTGCCCATGAGCGGTAAGCGTTATCCCGAAGAGTTTAAAACTGAAGCAGTCAAACAGGTTGTTGATCGCGGTTATTCTGTTTCCAGCGTTGCAACACGTCTCGATATCACCACCCACAGCCTTTATGCATGGATAAAGAAGTACGGTCCGGATTCTTCCACTAATAAAGAACAGTCAGATGCTCAGGCCGAGATCCGCCGTCTCCAGAAAGAGCTGAAACGGGTTACCGGTAATGCTGTCAACCTGTTGATGACTATTTTAATCTGTAGTCATTCAATCCTTGTAACATCAGGATGA